CACTGTTTATCTATACAGTTAAAAATAATACTGTATACAAACACAGTATAGAGGGACTTTTATGCGTATTGAAATCTGCATAGCCAAAGAAAAAATGACTAAAATGCCAACCGGTGCTGTGGATGCGTTAAAGGAAGAATTAACCCGACGCATCAGTAAACGTTATGACGATGTAGAAGTGATCGTTAAATCTGCCAGCAATGATGGACTCACTATTTTAAGAACCGTGGATAAAGAATCCGCGCAAGAGTTTGTACAAGAAACGCTTCAAAATGTCTGGGAAACAGCGGACGACTGGTTTATTCACTGACTAAAAAACGTCAACATGCAGAAAACTCTCTATATCCGGCAAAAATGGCATCGCGAATGAAGCATGTAACCGCGCACGGGCAAAATACGAACTTCCGGAAATCTGAAAAATCATCCATATCAACAGGATGCACGAAAAATGAGAGATCCGTCACTTCCGGAATTAACTTTTCCGTGGCAGTATTTGTCCGGCATAGTATATACCTTCACAATAATGACATAATCAACGCAGTTCATGGGGGAAGTGATGGTCCCCCATCTTTTTGTCTGTCATTCCTGTGCCCAGCCAACCCTGTATGCCAGTATCTCATCCGCACTGGTCAGCTTTTCCAGCTCCTTCTTCATGGTGCGCTGGCGAATGTGGATTTCCATCCCTTTAGTGAACATCGCCTGCTCTGCCGCTTCACTCAGCGCAATAAGCTCTTCTGCTGTCACCGGCACATCATTGTTTTCCGCATCCGTCCAGAAAAACGCCTCCGGCAGTTTCCCCGCTTTCGCCGCCGCCACCGATGGCTCAAGACGCGTCTGCGTTGACTTCCCGTAGTCCCATTTACGCCCATTGTGCTCAAACGTGTAGTTCGCCGCTTCCATCGCATTACGCCACGCGTTTATTTCATCGCCCTTCATCCCTCGCGCTTTCTCCGCGGTCAGCAGGTCCGTGATTTTCTCCCCGTCAAAACCCCAGCGCCCCGAGATGTCAGCTTTGCGGTTTTCTTCCGTATCCGCCACCTCCACCACACTCTGGTTCACAGGCCACAGAACTGATGCCACCCTGCCGATGCCGGTAATGACCCCGGCACTGTTATAAACCACCTTCAGCGTCTCTGCTGAAAATAACGACTGACACTCATACCAGTCCTGACCATCCTCTGATTTCAGGTACATCGCACCCAGCACATCCGGATTTTCCGGCGTGTATTGTCTGAAATTCTTTATGTGCATCTGTAAGTCCTCCCGGTTACATGTCTGAAAGATGATGCGCTTTATAATGGAAAATACTCAAACCCCGAAGCTCCTGACGACACATACTCACCCACGCTGACTGTACGCCACTGAGAACCATCAAATGTCACCTGAAGCGGCCTGTAAGATACCCTGTCAATAAGGGTTTTGTTTCCGTCGTTGTAACCGCCAATCCCCGTAATCATCGCACCAATATCCAAATCCACTACCCATGTAGTGCCGTCTGTTTGCGGCGCATAAGTCTGTTTATTACCCAGCCTGATACCCACAACCCGGCTCTTCCCGTCTGATGCCCCGGGCGGTCCCATCGGCCCGGTTTCTCCACGCTCACCTCTGGGACCGGGGTCGCCTTTCTCCCCTTTCGGTCCCTGCGCTCCCCGCGGACCAGCGGGGCCTGTTGCTCCCGTTTCACCTTTCGGACCCTGTGCTCCGGGGTCGCCTTTCTCTCCTTTCGGACCGGGAACACCACCTCCTGCTGCAGCCTCTTCTGCCTTTGTTTTCGCTTCATTTGCCACATCCATTGCCGCCTTCACGGCCTTCGGCGTGGCTGCCTTTGTTTCGTCATTACTGCCAGTATCACTGCTTAACTGCACCACACCTTTCTGCGTCGTGCTGGCATCCCGCTGGCTGACCGTATCCGGTTTGTTCTTTGTGCTGTAATCCACCCGCCAGTGGAAATACTGTGTGTCGCCGTAAACCGTACAGGTACAGACCGTGCCATTAATAAACCCCGTTGCACCGTATTCGCCAATGGTGACCCGGACTATGGCTGCCTCATACTTCCCCATCACCTCAATGGCGCAGCCTCCCAGATTGAGTTTTCCCGGCCCGACATCCGTGATGACTTTATTGAGTACCGCAGGCAGTGATGCCTTCATCATCCAGTAAGGCTGGTCAAATGCCCCTTTGGCTTTCAGCCAGGCGACAAACTCGCTCGTGGTCCATTCACCGGCCCCCGTATGAATGTCCCGCCCGTATACTCTGGCTGCCCCCACGGTGTTCAGAAACTGCACCTTATCCGGGATATCTTCACCGTTTTTCGCTTTCTCCAGGCATCCGTCCGCTTTGTCCATTGCCGATTTCACCGCTTTCGGGGTGGCTGCCTTCGTTTCATCATCACTGTCCGTTGTGCTGCTTAACTGCACAATTCCCTTCTGTGCCGTCGTCGCATCCGGCCCTCCCGGCTCGCCTTTTTCGCCCTTCTCTCCCCGCTCACCTTTCACACCCTGAAGCCCCTGTGGCCCTGTCTCACCACGCTCACCCTTTGGCCCACGCTCGCCGGTATCGCCTTTTGGCCCGGGAATACCCTGCGGCCCGGTGTCCCCCTTATCCCCCTTCGGTCCCCGCGCATTCTCTGCCCGTTTCTTCGCTTCCTCTGCACTGGCCGCCGACGCTTCTGCACGCTTCAGAATTTCCGCTGCCACCGCTTCCAGCTCTGCAAGCGCTTTCGGGTAATACTGTGCGTCCTCCAGGTCCATCAGAAATTTATTCAGCGTTCCCGGTGCAGAGTCCGCCTTCACCAGAATGTCGCCCACATACGACGGCCTTAACCCTTCCGTGTTCAGCGTCACCCGGTACAGACCCGGCTCAACATCCATACTGTAACTGCCGGTTTCCCCCGGCTGACCATACGCCACCGTGGTGACAATCACCGTCTCCGTTGTGCGGCGCGCTTTCAGCTCTATCGTGCATCCCGGTACCGCTTTTCCCGTACCATCCTTCAGCACACCCGATATTCTGACTGTCATGGATTTCCCCCATAAAAAAACCGCAGTACCGGTTTCCCGGCCTGCGGTAAAATTTGTGGTTTGTTGGTGTTAAAACGGTGCCATCCGGCTGACCCCCCTCAGCAACCGGTCGGCGGGGGATATTCTCCCCCGCCACGGTTTCTTACTGCTTACACTGTAAGAACGCCGCAATCTCCGCGCCCGCTATCCGGAACCGGAACTCGCACAGTGAACTGTGGGTGATCCAGATAATGAGCACTACCGTGATACAAATCACGGTGGTTTTTAACGGTTTTTGCGACATAAACGCTTGCTCCTTTTACGGAGAGGCGCTAACCTTTCACTTGCTTAGGATGAATGGTCAGGCCTCGGGTTAAACATGAATGTTTGCCCGGGGCCTTTTCACATCCGGCCTTCAGGTGTTCCCTCCGGCCATCAGCCAAAGGCACCCGCGCATACTGTACGGTTTTTGTCTCCTTCCGGCAATCCCGGGGCGCGATGTCAGCGGATACTGATCCCCGCGCTGTTTTTCTTCACCACTATCGCCTGAAGGTTACTGATACGTGAACTGCCAAAACTCCCGTTCTGACGTCGTGAACTTACGGTAAAACTCAGGGTGATATGACCATGACCGGCTGGCATATCGATGATCCCGCTGAAAATTCCCGGCTCTGTCACTGACCTGCCTGAATAAATCCGGCGTCCGTTCTGATCAACATGCAGGAAGCACTCTGTCCAGATGTCATTACTGGTGCGGGATTCCTGTTTTGACCCGACATAGATTATCGGCGGGATTATAATCTGCCGGTCAAAGCTGTGATCGTCATACACCGTCAGCGTTCGTGTACCGTTCGCAAGGTAACTACCATCCACCGGAAAAGCCACCCCTGCACATTTCACAAGATCACCAATAATGTTCTCCGCTTTCAGCGTGCCATTTATCGTACAGTTCTCCGCTATCACGACATTATTGAGCGTGCCCGAGTTCGCACTGATATGTCCGCTGATGTCCGCATTGCGGGCCGTCAGCCTGCCCTCCGGCGTCAGGGAGAACGTCGGGGGATTGCCGGACGAGGTGATGCTCACTGCAAACAACCGCTTCAGGAACACATCGTTCATGAACAGCTGATTCCCCTGCGCCACAAACAGCGGCGTGGTGTTGCCGTTCTCCGGGTTAATCATCGCGATACGGTCCGCCTGCAGCAGTATATTGCTCAGGGGCTGGCCATCAGCATCCTCAATCCCCGCACCTATACCGGCAACATACGGAATGCCGTTTTTTGTTTTCTGCACCTTCAGCATGTACAGCGCAGCCAGGTCGTTATTTGTGTCTGTCTGCACCCGCTGTATCTGCTGTATGGTGGCACTCTGGTCTTCCAGAGTTTTACTGACCGTCTGCGTGATTTCATTGCGGGTTTCGGTGATGGTGGTCTTCATCTCCGCCATCTCATCGTCAAGCTGGCTGTTATCAATCAGCTCCCACATCCCCTGTGCCAGATGTGTCTTCCCGATTTCTCCTCTGAAAAAGTCCAGATACCCTTCCGCATCATTGCTCGCCCGGCCACTGGCTTCCACAAACGCAGATTTCCCCACCAGGTTGACGCTGCGCACATAAAACCAGAAATCCCTCCCCGGCTTAATGTGCGGGCCGGAGACACTCCACTGGCTGCCTGTCCCCAGATAACGGGCAGAGATTTCCACCTGTGCCGTGTCCGTGATGCGTTTTTCTGAGAACCAGAATTCAGACTGTACCGTCGGGTCATACACCGCCAGCACCGGTACTGCTGTTATCTGATAATACCCCGGCGTCAGCTCAATGCTGGCCGGTGCTGCAGGCGCATTAATCCGGAACGCGGTGGTGGCAGGTTCGCCCTGCTGGCCGTAGCTGTTTATCGCCCTGATCGTCAGGGTGTATTCCCCCAGAGGCAGGCCACTGAAACGGTGCTCCGTGTCGGCAGTGATGGCGCTGGTCACCAGGCGGCTGTTTTCACCACTGCCACTGGTCAGGCGCAGACTGAAGCGCACGCCCTTCACCACCCGCGGCGTGTCCCATTTCGCCAGCGCCAGATACTGGCCGTCTGAGGCGCTCACCTCCACCGTGAGGTGCTGCACCACCGGCGGGATGACGCTGTTCAGTGAACCGGACAGCGGCTCAAAGCGGGCCCCGTTATCCACGATGGCTTCTTTTTCCGGTACGTGCTGCACTGCCGTGATGGCAAAGGTGCCGTCCGTGTTTTCCCGGATGGAAACACAGCGGAACAGGCGACGACGCAGTGACGGCAGGGAGAGTCCCCACACACCGTATGTCTCCACGCCATCCGGCAGGACGCTGACCTGTATCCGGTCCGGGGCGGGGTGTGCAGTGATGTCCACGCGCACCGGCTTACCGCTGCCGTTAATCAGGTTCACCGTCGATGTCCCTGCTTCCGGCAGTGTCACCTCACGGTCCAGCGTCAGTGTGCGGCTGGCGGCATCAATGGACAGGATGCGTCCGCCGGTCAGGGTCCCGGCGTAGTCGTTATCACAGATTTCAATGATGTCACCGGGCGTATGCCGCAGCCCCTGTGACCCGAGCGTGAAATCCACCGTCTGCGTTTCCAGCAGTTCTGTCTTTATCACCCACAGTCCGGCACGGTGGGCCTGACCGCGGCTGGTACAGCCAAACGCGTCCATCTTCAGCAGGTTGCGCCCGTAGCGCAGGATGGCGTCCGGGTCTTCCACCAGTTCCGTGGAAGTCTGCCAGCCGTTCTGCGGGTCGGTGTAATTCACCTCCACCGCCGTGTGCCGGTCCTTCAGGGCACTGAAGCTGTAGCGGAACCCCACGCCGTTATCATCCACCACCACATCGCTGTTGGTGTACGGCCACACCACATCCGACGGGCGGTCCTGAACGAACGTCAGCGTCTGGCCGTTCCATACCGGCATACAGCGCATCGCCGAGCAGAAATCCCCCAGGACATCCCACACCTTACGCTGCTGTGACAGGTACGCATTAAAGGTCATCCGCGGCTCTGTGCCCCCGAAACCATCCGGGACCGTCTGGTCACAGTACTGCCCGATGGCATACAGTGCCCACTTGTCCACATCCGCGGCCCCCAGGCGTTTTCCCATCCCGTAGCGCGGGTGGGTCAGCATGTCCCACAGGCACCAGGCCGGGTTATTGCTGTATGCCGGTTTCAGACTCCCGTCCCAGATACCGCTGTAGGTGCGTTTTTCCGGGTCATAGTTTGACGGCACCTGAATGATGCGGCCGCGGATATGGTAGTTCACCACCATCTGCTGGCCACCGAACTGCTCCGCATCCACCTGCAGCCCCACAATGGCCGTGTTCGGGTAACACTGTTTCACATCGATGATTTCGGTGTATGACGACCACAGCGTTCTGTTCTGCAGCTGGTCCGTGGTGCTGTCCGCCGTCACCCTGACCATCCGGATGTTAAAGGGGCGCTCAGGGAGATTATTCAGAATCACCGACGTCAGGTACTGCGAGGTGGTCTTGCCGTTAATGGTGACATCCTTCTCCGTCACCCAGTTACCGTTACGCTCAAGCTGAATCAGCAGCCGGACAGAAGAGGGATTACGGTCACCCTTTGAGGTGGTCTCCACCAGTGACTGCACCCCGAAGGTGACCCGCAGACGGTCAATGTTCGCTGACGTGATGGTGCGCGTCACCGGCTTTGCCTTCGTCACTTCCACGCCCAGTGCGGTTTCCGCCCCGGAGGACTCAAAGCCTTCCGGCGGTGTCTGCTCCTGCTCCCCGGCACGCCAGACGGCGGTCACACCGTGTATCACGGGATTACCGTCCGTGTCCGTCAGCGGGGTTTTGTTCACCAGAATACTCTGCAGTCCCTTCACCGGGCCTTCCACCGGTCCCTCACCGATGGCATCAATCACGCTCATCATCTGCGTGGATTTGAGATTGTCCTTCGCCTCACGCGGTGTGTGCCCCTTGCCGCCCCCTTTACCCACTCTGTCCCCCTCTCCTGTCTGATGTCTGAATCTGTTTATGCCCAAAAACAACAGGCACCCCGGAGGGTGCCTGTGTCGTGACGGAATAAAAATTCTGAGTTTATTCACATTTTTGCAAAATCCTGGTGGCGCTTATAATTTCTCTGCGTTACAGTTTTTTGCCGTGACATAATAATTCCTTACAGTTAATCTTCGTATCTCTTCCCGCAGCTCCGCAACACTGCGGGATTTTTTTATTTTCATCCCCGCCCGATAACCACCACTTTCCCGTCACCGCCCTCATCACGGGTGCTGATGTCCTGGGATATCCGTCGTGAACCAACCAGCATTTCACCGTAAGGCACCGGCATCGGGTTACCCTGGGCAATCATGTTGTCCAGTGAGGAGAAATACGTGTTCCGTTTACCATTATCTGTTGTCGTGGCAGACGGTGTTTTCGCCCTGGGGGTGAGCATCTGCGTGATACCCCCCACCATCATGGCCACCCCAAGATTACCGATGACAGCACCAATACCGGTCCAGCTGAACACATATCCCACAACAGCCAGAACAGCACCGGCCACCACCTGAAGAACACCGCCGTTTTTTGCCCCCTCCGTCCGGGGCACCAGATGGATAACATCCCCGTCATTCAACGGCTCACATACTCTGGAATGAAGCTCCTGTTCAGATACATCACTGCCCGCAATGCGTAACTGATACCATCCCTCATACAGTTTCTGCCTGAATCCCGGCACCTGCAGCGACAGGGCACGGATGGCCTCCGCTGCCGTGTTCACATACAGACTGATGCGGCGACCAAATCGTTGTAAATCCCCGTGAAGGCAGATGCGGACCAGTGGCGGTGACGCCAGACAGAATGCGTTCGTCGTTGCCATTTTTCAGAATACCTCTCCCGTTTACTCAGTTGTTCAGGTATATGGTGAAGCAGGTCACCGTTGCCACAGTAAATGGCGGCATGATTCGGCACCGATGCGCCAAAGCAGCACAGCAGGATATCGCCCGCCTGTGCACAGGACGGAGACACCCGGTAAAAGCCGTTTTCCGCCAGGTTGTCCAGGTACAGGTTCTGGCCGTTGCGCCACCAGTCATCCTCACGGTGAAAATCCGGCATCTCAATCCCCGCCAGATGGTATGCATCCCGGAACAGGGTGTAACAGTCCGTCACACCGTGTTCAAAGCGCCGTCCGGTCAGGTGCGGCACACAGCGGAACCGGTGAATTTCACCCCGGCAGACCAGCCACCAGGGCAGGGCACTCTTTATCTGCAGCCGCCGGTCCGCCTCGCTCAGCCAGGGCAGACCACCGGGATGACTGTGGACCAGTGCCACAATCTCCCCCTGCATCTGTGCCTGCAGCCAGTCTTCCGGTGCAATACGAAAATACGCCTCCGGCTCTGCGGAGATATTCACGCAGGGCTGGTACCGTTCGCCCTCCGGGGTGCTTATCACGAAGCCGCACGACTCCGCTGGCGCACACCGCCGGGCATGCGCCAGAATCGCTGATTCAGTCTGTGTCATAAAACGGGATTTACTGCGAAAGTTTATTGATGGAAAGGAAACCGCCAAAATTGACCGCCATGCCGCGCATCTCACACCCGCGCATGCATTTACTGCATCTGTCCTTCCGGATATCCGTGGTGGGGTTGTCGAACTCATCCGCCACTGCCGGACCGTTATACCCGCACTCATCGCCCCGGTAATCCCACATACAGGTGTTCGCCAGCATGATGCGACCGGGAAACAGCGCCCCGTCCGTCTCCGTCGGTGTCGCCAGCACAAACGAGGCCGTCATGGCCGTCAGCTCTGATAACTGCTCCACCACCCACCGGTCCGTCAGCTCCTGCTCCGGGTCTGCCTCAGGATTGCCTGCCACAAAATTCACCGCATCCAGAAAACGCGCATACACCCGGCGACGGACCACCGTGGCACCCACCAGGCTCTGCAAATCCTCCGCCATCCCGGTGACCAGCCCGAAAAGATTGGACACTGTCAGCGACGGGCGGGCACTGCTGCCCTTTCCGTTCATCTCAAAGCCGCTGCCCTCAATCGGGTACGCCTCATACTTCCGCCCCTGCCAGGTCACCGGCTCCCCTTTTTCATTCAGCTCATTACAGAAAAAATACCGCTCACCGCCCTGTACCGTCAGGTCGATTTCCCAGAGTACCACCCGCGGTGACTGCTCTGATTTAACCGACTCGTTCAGACTTTCTTCGTGAATATCCTGCATCAGTTCACCACCTGCTTAAACTCGGCACTGAATTCCACCCGCAGCATGCGAACCCGTGATGACCACGCAGCACAGGTCACCTTTATCTGCCGGTATGCATAGGGTGGCTTCCACAAAAATGCCTTCCAGCCCCCGTGCTCTGCCAGGAACGCTTCCAGATGCCGGGCCTCCTCCCGGGTCACGGAAAGCATCACCCGGTATGTTTTCAGGTCAGCATTCAGCCCTGCCGCCATACGCTGTGAGTACCCGTCACCAAAACGCACTTCACGCACCGATGGCTGCGAGTTCACCTCCATATCCGGCTTCACTTTCCAGCGAAAGGTTTTCATCGCCCGCTCCCTGATAACATACCGCCATCACGCAACTGCAGCCGGAGTTCATCCTGCGCCCCCTTACGGGCCATGTCATACACCGCCTTCATCAGCTGCGGCCCCGCCTGTCCGTTGATACCGTCGTTCTGAATCACCACGTGATTGTTCTGATTAAAATTAATACCTTCCGCCCGCCGCATCTGCGCCGGACTTCCGGCACCACCCACATACCCCCCTTCCGCATAGCCGCGCATCAGGCGGTAAAGATTCCCCACGCCAATCCGGCTGGTTGCCTCCTTCGTGAAGACAAACTCCCCGCGGTGAACTATCCCCGCAGGCTCATATTTGCCGCCCGTGCCCGTAAATCCGCCGGTTGCAAAATGAAAGTTCGCCGCCGCAGCCTGAATGGCCGTCCCCGTGGAGGCTGACGCACCACCAATGGCGCTGCCGATACGCCCGACAATGCCCACCATGGCCTGTTTAAGCAGGATTTCTGTCATCATGGACAGCACCGAACGGGTGAATCCCCGCCAGTTCTGTTCACTGCCGGTCAGCATCGCCGCCATATTCTGTGCAATACCATCAAAGGTCTGCGTGGCCACACTTTTAACCTGCGAAAAACTGTCCGTCGCACTTTCCGCCCACTCCCCCCAGCCGGACTTCAGCCCGGCCAGCCAGTCACCGCGCAGCATGTCTTCATCCGCCCATGTCTGTTTCAGTGCCCCGGTGACCCGGGCCAGCGCCTGCGGATTATCACCGTACACGTCACGAAGACGCTGCGCTTCAGACTCCCGCTGCGCCTGACGGTCAGTGAGACCACGGGCTTTTGCGCTGATGGCGGCCTGCTTCGCGCGCTGCTGCTCTTCAAACCGTGCCGCCTGCTGTGCCAGCTCATTCAGGCGTTTCTGGTATTCAACCTTGTCGCCCAGCTCAGCCAGCTGACGTTTGTACTCCAGCGTCTCTTTCTCATGGGCCAGCAGGGATTTTTCCTGCCCGGATAACTGTCGTTTCGTGGCAGCCTCTTTCAGGACCGCATACTGACTTTCCGCCTTCCATAAATCACGGCGCTGCCGGCTGATTTTCTCATTCGCACCGCTGTGTTTTTCCAGCGTCCTGAGCTCAGCTTCAAGGGCAAGCAGAGCCTCTCTTGCCTGCTCCTCTTCCCTCTCCCCGGCAGTGCGCGTTTTCGGTGATGTATGCTTTTTACCTGTCAACTCTTCAGCCAGACGGCTGACGGCTTCCTGCTGCCCCGGACCTTTGCTGACGCCTGTTGCACGCGAACGGTTGATGTACCCCATTTCCCCCTGGCGTATACGCGCATCCCGTTCCGCAATGGATTTTCTCAGCGCCAGTTCATCGCGTTTTGTATTCTCAATAAATACGCGGTTCTCTTCTGCCAGTTCACCAAACAACGCACCAACGCCGGGCACATTCTTTGTCGTTTCCCAGGCTGACTGAATAAATTCAGCCAGCGCCAGATCCCCCTGCACAAGCAGCAGCTTCACCTGTTCAACGGTTCCGGCCACCACGTCAGTGATCAGACTGAGTGCCCCCAGTGTATGATCACCTATCCATGCCCATGCGTCAGAAGTCCAGGTTTTAACATCGTCCCAGATTTTTTCCACCGGCGTGGCCGCTTTATCAAGTTGCTCCAGACGTGCATTCATGACATCCGCAAACAGGGACATCGCCTCCGTCACCGCAGCCTGTTTACCTTTCGTGCGCTCAAGCTCATCAATATGGCGTAACTGGGAAACGCTCAGGAAGTTATACTGCTGATTCAGGGAGGCCAGCGCCTTCACCGGATCTGCTGCAATCCCTTCAAAGGCTTTTTCCACCTTCCCGGCATCGTCTCCCACCGTCTGCAGCCATCTCTGAGAGGTTTCCCCCATGATCCGTAGCTGCCCGGCGGTATATTTCCCGCTTTCTGCCAGACGGGCCAGATTTTCTGCCGCCTGTCTGATACCACCACCGGCTTCATCGCTGATCACCCCGGCCATTTTCCACAATTCTGCCGTTGTGGTGGCAGCCGCCCCTCCGGTCAGGGTCAGTGAACGCAATAAGGCCCGGTCAGCCTGCTCTGCCTGCCAGGCGGCGGCAGCAAGCGCGGTCAGTACGGCAACCCCGCCACCTGCCGCCACACGGGCCACCGACATAAATCGTCCCAGTTCACCGGCATTCCGGGCATTTTCAGCCAGTGCATTTGCCGTATCTGACAGCGAATCCTCTGATGATTCAGAGGCATCCCTGATCCCGAGAAGTTCCTCCTTCAGCAGGGTAAGCAGGCTGAGCGGTCCACCGAATGAATCGCTGATCTGCCCCCCCTGCTGCAGCATGATAAGGAAGGGATTCTGACCACCGGCAAGCTGCGTGGCGATATCCGTAAACTGTGCGGGCAGGGTTCGCATGGCCGCTTTATACTGCCCGACGGAAATCCCGGCTTTTTGTGCAGCCAGCGCCTGGCGGCTCAGCCCCTGCTCAACGGCAGTGGCGGTCTTTCTGGCGTCGGTATCCAGTCCGGAAAAATGACGCCTTACCCGGCTCATCTGCTCATCGAAACGGACAGCATCCAGACTCAGGTCAATAACAAGATCACCAACCGGCTGGGACATATCTCACACCTCCCGGAATCCCCGCTGAAGCCATCATTAATGCGGCATCATCCACCATGACATCTGCCACATCCGCAGACGATAAAATATCGCGCCCTCCGTCCCCACCGAACCGGACGCCTCCGGCAAGTCCTGCCGCTTTCTGCATCAGCATTTTGTCCTCATCCGGCCTCTCCACCTGCTCTTCCTCATGCCGGGGGACAAGCAGACTGAAATCAGAGGGATGCATATCCGGATCGCAAAAAAACAGGCTGAGTACAGCGTACGTCAGCCCGGAAAAATGCATATCCAGCTGGGTATCCTGAAAATAATGCGTGCGGTAAAAACGGTGCCAGTCGGCATATTCGGTGGATGTCATCCCGGCAAGCATGGCGCGCCAGTCGGGTCTCCCCATCTCACGCGCCAGTCTGAGGGCAAAGTTCAGCTCGCCGTCGAAGACTTTCCCGCAGAAAAATCATCATCAGTCAGCGTGTTATTTTTCGCCACTTCAGTAATATCAGTATCCGGACGAACAGCTTCGATCATACCGGACAGGCACAACACCACGTCTTCCGCCCGGGCAATGGCATCGGCAGGCCAGGTGGTGAGCACTTCCTGCTCTATCTTCATCACGGCCTCATTCATTGACGGTGACTGCGTTTTCTGTGGATGGTTATGCCACAGGGACATCGCCACCAGAAACGCGCCGGTTCTGACGAGATCTTCCACGCTTACCTGCAGGTTGCCGCTGGATTCTGCCTGTTCTGCACGCCGTTTCAGGAGGGCAAGATGCTCGATACGCTGCAGCGCAGACAATTCGGAAAGCGTGACAGACACACCGTTATATTCAAATTGTTCTGTTTTCAGAAACATGTATTACCTCCGTTTACCCTGCAGCGCCCGCTTCAGTAACGGTGACTTCAGCCACTGCGGCGAACTGACCATTTCCGCTCACCACAGGGATCTGCACCTTACCTGTCGCCACGCCGTTTACCGTAATTGTCATATCTTTCACACTAATGGTGGCTTTCGACGGATCGGCGGAAACCGCTCTGAACGTCTTGTCGGTTGCACTTTCCGGCTCAAAAGAAACCGTCAGGGTGGTTGTTTTCCCTTTTGCCACCGTACCGGATGTAGGCGTCACCTTAATCGCACTGACCGGCGTAATTTTGCTGCGTTCTTCCGCTACAGAAGGTTTACCCACGTTAGTGACTTTCACCGTGCGGGTGATCACTTCTTTCGCCGTCACGGCCTTACCGATACTGCTGACCCAGCCACGAAACACATCCACCGTGCCATTCGGAAAACGGATTTTATAGGCCCGGACATCGCCGCTTTCAAACCAGCCTATAAGCCCTTTCTGACCTTCCTCTCCCGGTTTCCAGGCCAGCGTAAAACTGGTATCACCTGCAGATTTCTGCCCCTGCCCGGTCGCGGTCCAGTCTGCGTCTTCATCATCCAGGTAGTTATCATCGTAGGATTCTGCCGTCATCTCGCCCGGCGTCAGATCCTTCACCTTAGCCAGTCGCTGCCAGTCAGCGTCTGACAACGGGTTTGCATAAGCATCACCCTTGCCGTTGTAAACCCACAGAGTGGTACCGGCACCTTTTACTGGCTCCAGGGGATTTGGTGTTGCCATATCGTCCTCACATCTCGTATGTAATGGAATAAGTCAGATCTGCAGAGCTCCATAACGCCATATCGTCATCACGACGATACTCATAGCCCTGCGTAACCATCGTGGTAATCAGTCCTGCCAGTGCAGGGATCGCAGTCATCGCCGGATAAATCCGGCTTTCCATCCACTGATCGAGCTCCGAATCAGGTACCTGTGCCGGTAAAAACACCTCAATATGCAGTGTGGCCCGCCAGGTATCTGCATCCAGCTCTTCACCTGTATACTCTGCATCCGTCAGATAAACCGCGATCGCAGGAAAATCCTCTTCGTCAAAAACAACGGGGCGACCATCAAACAGCGTCGCCCCGTGTTCATGCTGCTCGAGTGCATCCAGCACTGCGGCACGAATGTCAGTGTGTTTCATCGTTTTATCGCAATCCTCAGTTGTTGTTTCAGCGCGTATGCCAGTTCTTTGGGCAGGCGTTCACGCCGGATACGGTCAACATTCTCATCAAATGCCTGTTTCAGTGGGGCCGCCATCGGGATTTTCACCACCTGAATGGGAAGGCGATTACGCTTTTTCCTTCCCTTGTCGTCATTGCCCTCCTCATATCTGGCCTGGGGAAGACGTTGCATAACATGCCAGCGCCCATTATTTAATCGCTGGATAAATGCCCGCTGATAACGATGCTGACCGGCTTTAAGTATGCTGTTCGGGCGACGCCCCAGCATCCTGATCCCCAGCTTAATCACAGGGAGATCACCGCGGTTAACGATAATTCTGGCATTCGGATTTCTGACCGTCGCCCGTTTCAGTCTGGACCGTTCCTTAACCAGTTTCCGGCGAACCTTTGTCTCCCGGGCAACCTGTGATGAAGACTGATTAATCGCCGTTGTGGCCACGCGGTTAATGGCCATTGCTGAAGCCGCCGGAATGGCGTTTTTACGAACCCGGCTCAGATTGTCAATCGCCTGATCAAGCCCTTTTATCGCCATAATTTCACCCTGCGTTTATCGTCGCCGGTTAACTGCGGGTGGTTGACCACGGTTGAGCCAGAGATAACAGCTGCCCCCGTCATCCGGAGAAACACGATCCACCCAGAATATCTCACCATTAATGGTCAGCGTGTCACCACGCCGCACGGCACGAACCGTATCCGTCCGCACAAATAATGACGGGCTGCTTCCTTCAATACGGACCCCGCCACCGGCAAACCCCAGCGACTCCGGATCGTCAAAAACCCCCTGAACTTCGCTGCCACACTGTGCCCCCGAGGTGAACTGCGCACAGAGCCCCATCACTTCAACGATCGTACTGTCCACCCCCGCAAGGGCGGCATCAAAGGCATTCTGAAAATCACGCATATTCAGCCGTTCCGTGCTGTATCATGGCCGTTGCCAGTGATGATGGCACCAGAACACGCATACCCCGTAACGCCAGCTCAACGGGACGACCTGTCTCCGGGCAATACCCCATTACTTGCAGGCACTTCCGTACCCGGACGGCTTTAACATCATCCGGAGCATCCGTGTTGTTCAACTGCTCACCATCGTCTGTGTGATTTTGATCAGCCCCGCTCTCATCAGAGTGCATAATGCCCTCCGGGGAAACAGCAAGCTCCTCTTCCCACTCAGACACACGTTGAGCAATATCCGCAGCACTCCCCGACATATCCGCCTCGCGCCCCAGCAGGCCAGCCAGTTGACGAAGACGATTCAGATTTTCTTCTTTTGTTGCCATCTCAGCCTCCTGTGAAAAAAGACACGGGGGCATTTCGCCCCCGCTCACGGATTATTTCACCTGTACCACCACAAACTCATCCGGATCCGGCAGCACCATCAGCGGAGCGGACTGCGTCATGGTGAATTCACAGGACGGATCGCCCACGGTCAGCCAGTGTTTCGGGTAACGGGAAGAAGCCACCACTCCTTCAGACAACGCCTGTGCATCCTTAATGGCACCATAGCAACGAATCCCCTCTGCCGCCGTATTCCCCAGCACCAGCATGCCCTCCGGCAGATAACGTTTTTCGGTACCGTCCTCTGCCACATAAGACGTTTTCGCCACCACAATGGCCAGATCGCCGTAATACCCCTTGAAGGACACCACTGCGCCCAGATCTTTCACTGCCGTTTCGAGTTGTGAATTTGAGCCGCGACGGGTATCCAGTTTTTCGCGGAACAGCTTAAAGCCATTCAGCAGACGCCAGACCGTACCGTCCATAATGGCGATATTCACAAGGCCGCTGGCCTGATCGCAGTAGAGGTCAATATCATGCGTCGGATCAAACGTATCACGGTCCTGCTCAGACCATTTTTTACCGTCAGCCTGCTCAATGTTATTTCCTTCAGAGCGCCCGAAATCCACCTCGACAGTATCAAACTGATCCCCTTCCATGGTGTATTTGCCATACAGCACGGCATTCACCGCCTGCATTTCTTCCACCTGGACAATGGCGTGCTCTTCCTGTTTGAGGTTATCGGTAATGATACGCAGACGACGGTAGGCCGGGTCGTTCAGCTGAGCCGGATCTTCACCAGGAAGGCGCTCAACCGCCTGCTGGTAATTAAATTCGTGTTTGGGCTTGACGTAGCCCGGACGTAACACGCGGGTTTCACCACCGCGATGGCGAAGCACTTTTCCTTCAACGATCGGGGAGACATAGGCCGCCACCGGCGTTTTTCCGGTAATTTTGTCCAGCATCACCTCTTCGGTGTGGAAATTCACCGTACGGCGGAAAAACAGCTCCAGAAACAGCGCACGGAATTTCACTTTTTGTTCGGTATAACCGAGTAACTGGCGGGTCGTAAACAATCCCATAAATCAGTTCCTTTCATTCAGAAATCAGTCAGGCCACCATGGTGGCCTGATAACGTGTTACGGCAGAGCCGCGTGACTCAGGGCTGTGCCGGCAAAGGCATTTGCCTTTTTGTGTTCATCCACACTGTCAGGCCAGCGGATTGCCTCCGTCGCAAAGGTCCCCGACTTGTAATAGGTCAGCACCGTCTCTGTGCCTTCAAGCGGCAGTACCAGTATGCCAACCGCACTACCGGCTTTCTGTCCATCCCAGACCACCAGTTTCCCGGTGGCTTCATCCAGCATCAGGGGCGTCAGAGCCGGTGTTGCAGAAGAAATCCCGCTGCTGCCTGTGGCGGTATGAGCCGGATCATTACCGGCAAAAATACGTACTTCCGCACGCTGTTCAGTGATGGTTTTCGTCACCATTTTGTTAAAACCTCATATTGATGGTCAGCACTGACTTCATGGCATGGCCATGAGCATTTTCACGTCCGCATCACCGTCTGCTGACGTCTGTGACACGCCACCCCGCACCGCTGCCGGTGAATGATTCGCCATGAAATGTTCAAACAAGGCAGTTGTGGATGCAGAGACCGGTTCGGCCTTACCTGATCCCGCAGCCAGCACAGCCCGGGCGTTCTCCACGGTCATTCCCGGGCAGGCCGCCAGTTTTTCAGCCTGCGCTTCTGCCCCTTTTGCCTCATCCAGGGCCATGATCTGATCACGAAGTGAGGGCCCGGCATTCGCCTGCGGTGAGGCAGCCAGGATCGGGCGGGCTTTTTCCACCGTCATCTCCGGCATCGCCGCCAGCGTTGCCGCCAGTTGTTCACGACCTTTCGCTTCTTCACACGCCATAATGCGATCGGCTTCACTCTGCGCGGATGCCACCGGCTGCTGTGGTGCCGCCGCGGCCAGAATCGCCCGGGCCTGTTCAATGCTCATGCCCTGTTGTCCTGCCAGCATCGTGGCAAGCTGTTCACGTCCTTTCGCTTCCTGACACGTCAGGATCCCCATCACTCGCTGGTTCTCCTGCGCGGCAGCTTCCGTTGCAGTTAATTGCGGCATAGTGCCTCCTGTATCATGAGTGTTCAGCGCCGCAGCCATCACGCTGATGGCATCCGACGCATTGATTAATTCATCCGCCAGTCCGGCCTTAATAGCGGACTGACCTTCAAAAACGGCAGCCTCTGTCCCCGTGACAGCTTCCACAGACAGCCCCGTATACATCGCCACTTTTTCGGCAAACATCCGGTGCGCCGCATCAACCCGCTGCTGCATGTCCTGACGCACCTCTGCCGGTAAGGCTTCAAACTGATTGCCATCCACCTTGTGCGCCCCGGCATAAATCAGCGTGATATCCACCCCGGCCTGCGCCAGATGACCGGCATAGCTGACATGGCTCATCATCACGCCAATGGAGCCGATACGGGATGTCTGGGTAACCAGCCGTCGGGAGCAGGCCGACGCCAGCAGCATGGCTGCAGAACAGGCCGTGTCATTGCACAGTGCCCAGACCGGCTTCTGCTGACGGAGGCGGTAAATCATGTCAGCGCAGTCAAACGCGCCGGCGGCCTGCCCGCCCGGACTGTCAATGTCCAGCAGTACGCCCCGCACCTGGCTATCTGCCATTGCCTGCTGAAGACAGGCGACAATGCCGTCATAGCCTGTCATTCCGGAAAATGGCCGCATACCGCCCAGCCGGTGCACCAGCGTGCCGGTCACCGGCAGTACAGCAATACCGTTCACCACCCGGTAAACACGGGCCGGTCGTTTACCTCCGGCCATGTACTCGTCCGTTTCAGCCAGCATTCCGGGAGCATCAAGCTGTACCTGCTGTTGTGGTACCGAAAGACTTGCTGCCCCCATCTCGCGCCCGAGCGCGCAAAAGAAAACCCGCGCATAGGCGGGCTCCAGAAGCAGTGGTTCATTGAATGCTGCGGCAATAATGTGTGAAAGATTACGTCTCACGTGGTGTTGTCTCCTCTTCCGGCCTGCGGCTCTCCGCTATCTGCTGCTGATACGCCTGCGCTATCCACACCGGACGTGAGAGTCCGGCTTTTTCCCGCTCTGCAGATTCCCTGACCTGCTGGCGGAAAATGTCCTGATAATCCTCGCCCATCAGCGCCAGCTCTTTCTCATACGTGCTCAGTCCGGCCTCAATGCGCATCACTGATTCCTGAACCTCCTTGAGCCCGTCAATGGCCATTCTTCCGGCTCCAATCCACTCAGCCCGTGACCAGGCTGATCGCGCCTGATAAAAATCAAAACGTGCCCGTGGCGGACGAATAATCCCCCGAAGAAGTGCCTCTTCCAGCCAGCAGGAAAACATCTGCGTGGCCAGCCGGGACGCAATAAATTTTCGCCGCCCCATAAAATAGCGCCACGACTCATTGGCGGAGGCGCGGGCACTTGAATAACTGACCTTCGAGTAATCACGGGACAACTGTTCGTAGGAAACGCCAAGACCGGCGGCGATATACCGCAGCAGCGCCTGTTCAAGCGCCGAAAATCCATTGTCTGAATCCTGCGCGGTCTGAAGTTTCAGATCATCACCGGGGAAAAGGTGCGGAATTTTGACACCGCCCAGCGTCACGCTATTCGTGTCATACCAGGTGGAGAACTTATCCAGAATATTAATAAGCGGATTATCCTTCTGCCCCTGCGGCGCACCGGCGATATATTCAAAGGCCTTTTCGGTATCAAGGTCACTTTCAATCGTCGCTGCATACATCGCCTTCACTATGGCCGACTGAAGCTGTGTTGCCTGCAGGGAATCGAGCATCTTCAGCCGTTCCATTACGCTGTAAAACTGATTGGCCCCACGGGTCTGCCCGTCCTCCACCGGCTCGAAAATATGCAGCATGGCCGGACGCCCGGTGGGAAGTTCACGCGGGATCCGTTCCCATCGTCCACTCCCAGAGAACGGAAAATCATCCTCACAGATATGGTACGCAACGGCACGACCATATCGATCGACCTCCACACCGGCCCGCAGAAAACGGTTCCCCATACCGTGTCCTGGCGTGTCCACCCGTTTCGGACTCACGGCTTTAAAACGCGTGCGGAATAACTGCGTGGTTTCCGTATCCCAGACCGGCTGCACAAAGATTTCGCCGTTAAAGGCATGAACGCCCACACCTTCACGGATAAATTCCGTGAACGTGCGTTTCCCTTCCACGTCGATCTCGCCAAACATCCCTTCTGCGTATTCCGACCAGGCCGCCTCCACCTCATCGACAAAACTTTTTGCCGCAGTCTCCCGCATCCCCAGCCAGCGCCAGTTCGGACGGTAGCTGATAAGAAACATATGCCCGACAATATGATCCTTATGCAGGGCCACCGCATTAGCCGCTATCCCGTTATTGCGTACCAGATCATCTGCACGGGCATTCCCCAGACGCAACGCGGGCAGCAGGGCCGCATCGGCACTCTGCGAGGGTGGCAACCACTCCGCCATTTGCCCGCCAAATCCTGCACCGCCCCCGTGGTAGCTGAGACTCTCCCGAAGCGGAACGCCGTTCACATCAATCAGGACAGGCGTTCGTTTCATAACCTCACTCCCAGCGGACGACGGCGACGGCGGGTTGTCCCCAGTACCGACTCCGCATCATTGATCGCACGGTTAAGCTCATCCAGAGAAGCCGCCGTATATTCAATTCTGCGACCATCTTTCTGGACAGACACCACCCGTTTACCGGTTAATAAATCAAGGCGCGCCTGACGCAGCGCCTGCAGTTCAGCGACTGTAACCATTCACTCCTCCGGACAGCTTCGCTGCCAGTTCTTTCAGGGTTGGCCGGGTCGTCTCTTCTTCCCGGGATTTTGCCAGTACAGCCAGATCAAGCTGCCAGCGTTGCACGGACACACGTAATGCCGCGTAGGCATACACCAGGCAGTCCAGCGCTTCGTTACGCCGCTTTTTGTTATCCCACAGCAGACGCATCTTTCCTTTTTCCCACTTCTCCACCAGCTCTTCCGCCACCAGTTGCTGCGCCTCTGTCTGCGAAAAAACCTCCGGATCATCAGGAAAACGGATGGCATATGACGTGGCCTCATCCGCAGGCGTGGGAGCGGCTTTCATACGGGCATAGAGAATTTCTTTTGCAGTGTCCGTCCCCACTTCACACAGATACACGCCCCGCTGATTGCGGGTTTTTGGCATGGTGATCACCGGCTTGCCATAGACAGATGCGCCTTTTACCGGCAGCACCCGGAAAACACCGTGTTTTTTTGACCGCTGATAAACGATTTCGCCATCGATCCCCCCGGTGTCCCAGCAGACACGGGAAATGGTCATTTCGGTTCCGTCTGCATGGCGGTATTTTTTGTTGATCGCCGCATCCACACGTAACAGCGTCTCTTCCTCATCGGGACGCCCCATAATGATGATTTTATCCACCAGAAAGGCTTCCTCTCCCGGAGCCCATCCCCAGACATACATCTCAAAACGGTTTCGCTGCGAGTCAATGCCCGCCGTCAGATAAACCACCCGGGCAGGCACCGCCGCCGTGTAACGCACAACCTTATCCATCAGTACCTGGTGATCGAGTTTTTCGCCCACGGCCTCTTCCCAGGTCTCGCCCAGCGTGGTGTTCACAAAGGTTTTCAGGCCGTTGGGATCTTTCAGTGCATCCAGCCAGTCATAGACTATCTGTACCCAGGTGGTGAACGGACTGTACGCCGTCCAGATGTGGAACGTGATGGAGCGCGGCGGCGGAATTTCATTATCCGCGGCGCTGAAAAACGTCAGACCGTCACGGGTCCACATCCCCGTATTTTCACAGATCCACCGCCCGTTGCTCTGGTCAAGCTCAGACTGATGGATCACGCAGCCATGATGTTCACAGAGGTAGAAAACGCTTTCGGGGCTGTCCTTCTCCCATTTAAGGCCAAAAGGCGTGGATTCATCGCCAAATTTCAGATACTGCTCCTCCCCACAGTGCGGGCAGGGCACATAAAAACGCATGAAATGCGCCGACTCGTTGGCCGCTTTTTCGATCTGGCAGGAGCCTTTGATTTTAGGCGTCGAGCCGCGAATGGATTTTGGCCACACCGACCCCTCAATACGCTTATCCCCCAGCAGGGTTGGCGAGCCCTCTTTTTCGACATCCGGCTCGAACGAGGAAAGTTCGTCATAGCAGACCACGTCCACGGATTTTTCACGGTAGTTTTTTGCTGCCGCACCACCCAGGCACCAGAACCCCACCCCCGATGAAAAGCGTTTCAGCGTGAGAGTATTGTCACGATGTTTACGACCCAGCCACGGGGAAAGATCTTTCAGGCATGCCACGTCCCGAATCGTCGCCTCCACGTGAGACTTCATAAAATCTTCAGCGGCAGAATCCGTGGGCTGAAAAAGCAGACTGTTTCGGGATTTATGCTCAATAAAATACCCGACCACCCCCAGCAACATCTTTGTATAGCCAACACGGGCAGATTTAATCAGATTAACAGTGCGGATCTGATCATTCCCCATGCTGTTCATGATGGCGATCTGGAATGGCAGCGTTTTCCATTCGCCGTCACCGTATGAGGAGTCTTTAGGCAAATAATAATTTTGATCAGCCCATTCAACTGCCGTCATCGGTACAACTCTGACCAGAGGCTGCAGCGCAACCGAAACGGCAGCCATCATATTATTCAGTTGTTGCTCTGATATATTCATCCAGCAAATCCGGTAATTTATCCCCTGCCCGCGCACACTGATTTGCGCCCTTTGCAATAAGGGTTTTCAGATGGTCAAGATGACGTGGCGTTAAATCCGGGAACTGTCGCTGCATGGATAACGGAATGGAATCAAGCGTACTGGACAATGCCATCGCCAGTTTGCTGAGGGCGAAAACGCAGAAGTCTGAATCAATGAGCTTACCTTCGGTTACCTGATTTTTAAGTTTTTGAGCTACAGCCTGTTCTTCTGTCAGTTCAGCTCTGGCCCGAAGCAACCTTTCCTCCAGTTCTCCCCCGTCATCAGGTGTTCTCTGATTGTGTTGTCGCCGCTCGCGATCTATCTCCAGTACAGTTTTAACGTCATATAAAACTTCCCTCCCCCGACGTTCAACAGGAGGAACGCCCCATTTATCAAATGCCTGAACAGAGATACCGATGGAGGAGGCCATATCACTTTTATTCAATAAAAAGGCCATCTCCTCTCCATAAGTCATCGATAAAAAGCGATACAACAACCATGTGTTTTTGCAAAACCATTTGATATCATTGACATTTTTCGCATTGACGACATCAAAACACATCGTAAGGTTGTTGTATTTATTTTATTTTCACCTTACTTATCAATTAGATATACCAAACAATTAAACAACAACCACCCCCCTCAAAAAATCTCATAAATAGTGAAAACGCGCGAGGTCGCCGCCCCGTAACGGCCCGGATCGCCGGAAAGGACCCGCAAAATGATAATGGTTATCAGTTGCAACAAAATCCAGTTTCTTCCACCATCGCACCGGACCAGCGACCATGAGGGGACAACGCCGCGCTCCGTTAACGCGGTAAACCCCGGTGTGTATCGTTTTTGATTATCCCCGCACACTCTCGCAGAGGAGTCTCCCTGTCGGGCTGCGGTCTCTGTTAATGCAGGAATACGGCGACGATACGGCGCATGGCTATGTCAGGCTGAAATGCCTTTATCCGTTAAAAAGGATATCAATTAAGTTATCCCGTGTAGGGTATAAGCCATTGTCGAGACCACTCATTGAATGGCCTCTGCAATAACCGATGTCTTTCCATCAGTCCGCCACCACAAAGAATCTTTTTTGCCATAAGGCTGGAGGTTCATCTTTCAGTGGCTGCCAGTGTTATTTCCCCACTTACTGGCTTGGGTTGTTTCGCGGTACTGCCGTTAATTGATGAGTCCGGGGATTACGGTTTGCCCGTGCTGTTCAAGGCGTTCAATTCTAGCCAGCAGCTGTGGCTTCTTAATTTTGCCCCAGCGATTTAGCAGGCGACCTGACATGCTGGCAACATCCTTCTCTTTCATGTACTCCAGCATTACGGCATTTCTCTCTTCTTCAAATTGACGATGACCAACCTGAAGCATGGCGTACATCCAGTTAAATGCGTTGATGTAAGCAATTTTGATACGCATTGCTTCTTTTTTGGTGTAGGACATAACCAAAAGCATCAACCCATCCTTGCGGAGACGGTAGAATTTTTGCGGCTTACCATTCTGTAACTCATTGTTTTTATAGCAAAGCTCAAAGTTGAGCTTTGTATCAAACTCAGGAGGGCAAGCTTCTATGGTTCGTTCAATGTCACGAACTACGTTCTTCGGCAGCTTTCCAAATGCTTTTGCCACCATAAAAGAATCTGTAACCGGATCGTTGTTTGCCACAAAAATCAGATCTCGAAAATCGATGCCGTTAACGATAGTTGGATAATTCATCAGTGCACACCTTTTAGTGATGAACCTTGTCACACAGGATTCCGGCCCACAGAAAGGCACCGATCACCAAACCGGCATCCTCAAGGGTCATCCTGAAAGGTTCTGTGTTCATAAGTCGCGCGTGTGAAGCGCGTTTACTGCGGACATAAAAAAGCCCCGCATCGCGGGGCTCATTAAATGGACTTTGTGATTTGCAAAAAAATTATTTCAGGCATTGCGTCCTGATGTATTCCTGCAGGTAGTTAACCTGCGCGGTTATCTTGTCGATTCCACTTCTGAGACGGTAATAATTGAGTTCAGCATCTGCTGTAAGTCCTGGGCTTTCTCCATCGCCCATGCTGCTGGCTCCGGTCGTTGACTTTGCACAGGTGGCGGCGACTTGCAGGCGCTTACGACCAGCAGAAACATCAGCACGGAGACTTTCGATAGTCGCATTAGCATCAGCAAGCTCCTTTGTGTATCTGGCGTCAAGTTCTGCTACATCACGTTGCCGCTTCTGCATATCATCGATGATGGATGTGGCTTTATCGCGCTGCTCTTTGTAGGCGATGGCGTTATCACGGTAATGATTCAGCCCCAGACTAAGCGCACCACAGACCACCAGCAGAATAACGGTAAACGCGGAAATAATTCGGTTTATGCTCACCCCACCAGCCCTGCCGAACTCAACGCCATCCAGGCTATGGAAAGAAAAAGAGCAACCATCATTAGCGAAAATGAAACGCCGACAATCACACAAATGGTCTTTGTCAGCGTTATGATTTTATCCGATATCATTAGCCACCACTCCATCAATCCGCCTTTGTTATTTTCCCTTTGCCTGTATCAGCCAGGACAAAATCAATCAGCAGATTCGCTTCGTTTATCAATGTGCGGATTTTTGACACATGCGCAGCTTTAACCAATTTCCATTCGTTTAACCCTGTACCAAACAGACTGGCAATGTTTTTATCCCGTTTCATGTCAGCGCATGCCTGGTTGAGTTCTTCCATCACGCTCATTTGACGAGGATTAACGACAACCCCCTTCGTCCAGTATTCATAGAGAACATCGTCGCACTCTTCCTGATACTGGATTACCTTGTCGCGGATTTCAGGTTTAACTTTGTTTGAGTTGATGGTCTGAAGCCAGGCAGCCAGCTTACGCAGAGCAAGACAAGTCATTGTTTGCTCACCACCAGCAGAAGGTATTATGATTTCCGTAACGCCTTTGGCAAATCGTTGTTTTAACTTAGTAAATTGTGGAGCCCAGGCCAGCCCCATCCCCTCAACAATGGGTTTCATAGGAACATACGGTTCGCCATTATGGTTAACCACATAAAGAGAATCGCCGTGAAACGGCACGGTCATCATATTCATCGGTTATTTCCTTTTAGTGATGAACCCTGCGCACAGGAATAACCAGCCCAAAGAGGGTTAACCAGACCACTGCCGGTTATCCACCAGGGCTCATCCTGAAAGGTTCTTTGGTTTATTTACGCTTGTGCGAAGCGCAGAAATGACAAAGGCACCATTACGGTGCCTCTGCGTGAAATAATGTTCCTGACGTTATTCACTTACATTTTGCCAGTTCGCAGGATTTCTGTTATCCGTCCGCGTTGGCCAACGTCATTTTTCAGCAAAATATTCTGCTTATCTGTCGATACCCCAGCACGCCAGCGCGCTCTCCTGGTCACGACGGGATACCTGACCATAACAGTTATTTGAGCGGATACGGCAGTCTCTGCCACCGTCTTTAATCCACCAGCGAATCGCCTCGCATGCACCCCGGCGATCGCCTGCATTAATTCGTTTATAAAACGTCGACGGGAAACACTTACCGGGGCCAATGTTATACGGGCAGAATGACGCGATCCCCGCTTTCTGGGGTTCAGTCAGTGGCACTTTGATGTTTTTCTCCACCCATGCCAGCGCCTTATCACGCTCAATGGCGTTAACCCAGTCGCATTTCCCCTTCGACAGCGTCATGCCAGGAATCACAGGCTTACCATCCACCCGGGTGGCACCTCGGCAGATGGTCCAGATACCCGCACCATCACGGTATGCCGTGGTGTGGTTACCTTCTTTTTCGTCAAGAAACTGGTCGAGGATTTCAGGCGCAGGCGCACCTGCGGCAATCAGCGCCAGAACGGCAGCCGACAGGCCGTATTTGATTTTGGTGTTCATGGATATTTATCAGGATTTATCGGTTCCGAATCCCTGGATATGTTAAGTCTTCAGCCTGCCAGTGGTGGGCACTGGCACATGTAACAAAAGAGGGATGGCTGATAACCTCAATAAGGAGAACTTAATGGAAATATCAAACCATGAACTTTTTCAACTAATTCAGGGGCTTCAGCGCGAAAACATAGCTATAAATACCGCAGCCAATTTCCTGTTCTACAACATCGTTGACATTCTGGATCAGCAAAGTGGAGACAAGAAATTCAGTGATGAGCTTAAAACCAGGTTACATAGCGAACTGAGCAAAATCACAACCTCAGGTAAACCAGAGATTAAAGTCGCCATCAATACCCTCATGCAACCACCGGTAAGACCCATGTTTGGCAATACCAGTCCTGAGCCATTTTTGAAATAAAAATCTAAGCAGCCACTGCTAAATCATCAGAAATTTCATGAATTAGCGAGGCTGCTTTTTTTAAAGCCAGCGCCTCATAAAACGGAATGGTAGCATCTTCCCGTCGTTCAATATCTATTTCAATATTGAACAACAGCATTGATGGAACCTGATAATTATATATACCAAGGACAACGACAACATTTTTATCCCCCATGTGGAATGATTTAACTGTCATATCGTATTTTTTCATTTTTCACCTCAATTGTTTTCTCTTTTACTATATGCGCCATTTGAGATAAGTCAGCCCCGGCTGGATCCAGCCATCAGGCTCTTTCTTAAAGGGTGGCGTATTGAAATCACAAAGAAGAGCCTCCCGCACCGCAGCATCCCTGTCTGCACCACTGGCAAGTGCTTCAATCTCTGCCGCCAGCTGCAGATATCCCATGCAGCGACCAATGCGCTTCATCAGCCCCTGTTTTTTATTGTTCTTCAGGTAATCAATGGCAAATTCAATGAGCGTCTCACTGTGCTGGTGCGATGGCAGTGTTACTTTTCCATTTTCTGATATGGTGATTTTCCCGTCATCACCGGATACAACAAAGGATGGCCGGTTACACTCCCATTCCAGCTCACTGCAATTATCATTATGAATACTGAAACACTCTGCGAGATTTCTGCTCATCACTTTCCGACAATAATCGTCAAACGCAGCAAACTGCTCATCGCGGCGTTTGTTTGCATCTTCAGAAGGCATCAGCGCCGACAGTTTTTTATTCAGTTCAGCAATTTCATTTTCCAGACGACTGAAGCGCTGATTCATTTCTTCATGGTTCATCACCTACTCTCCCCGTGCCGCCTTACGCCGGTCTTCTCTGATTTTGAAATACAGGTTCGTCAGATATGTCAGCAGACCAAACAGCAGACTCCCCAGCACGCCTATTGCCGCCCACTGAGACGGGGAAACCCTGTCCAGCAACTGCAGGAACCAGTAGCCCGTTCCCACCGCTGACGTGGTGTATGACACACCTGTTGTGATTTTTTCCATCTGGTACATACCCCGTCTCCCGCAATCCGGAAGCTCACAACATGAAAAAGGCCGCCAGTGCTCCACTGACAGCCTCGTGTAGTTACTCTGAGTGCTCAACAATTCCCTGTAAAACGTGTTGACATTAAGAATCGCTTTTGTGTAGAAAATTTACCAATATAACAATAAAACCTCACCGCAGTTGCATTTCCACCAGAAGCATGGCGCATTTCTCCCTGTGCTTACTGGTGGATTTTTTTACCCCGCAAATACCGCTGACACATATTGATAATAAGAATATTTTTCATTTAAAAACACTCACTGCACCATTTCTTCGGAGTGTCCATGGCGCTCCCCCACCAGTCGCTTACGGCAACTGGCATTTTTTAATTTCTTACCGTTATTATTGACAACAGGAAGTGTTTTCATTAAAAAGAAGGCTCTGCACGAAAGAATCTTGCTTTTGTATTTCCATGGGTATTAGCACCGCCAGCGTCCATTCCTGTCGCTGGCGGCTTTTTTTTATCATACCGCAGTGTCTGTGCTGTTCACTTCCACCGCAATGCTGTCAATCAGCAGCGTATACGTCGCCGATTTTGATATATCGGTCAGTTGCAGTTTGTCCACCGCCCCCGATGCCGGTGACTTCACCAGTGTGAACGCCGCTCCCCGTTTCTCATCCAGTACTGGTGTCACCTGAATGCTGTTGTTTCCGGCAAACTCAAAAGCCAGCGTGTGCCATCCGTTATCAAAGACCCCGAATGTATCCAGCTTCGCATTCGGCTTCCTGTGATGCATCGCGTTCAGGTTCGTCGTATCCGTCTGCAGGAAGAAAGACATCAGCATATCGTTACCTTCTCCTGACAGCATCACCCCCTCCGGCAGGGACGACAACTGCCAGTAAATGCCCAGGGCAAACTGATTCGGCACCAGTGAACCCGGCAACTTAAACCGTACGCTCACACGTCCGCCCTTCTTCAGTAACTCCGCCCCCTGTCCGGCTGCATCATGCTCCAGAAACCAGATGTGGTTTTCCGGTTTGTTCAGTTGCAGAGCCTTACCTCCCGTAGCCCCCGCATCACTGACCACCGCTTCAGCAATGTTTTTGTTAACACTGTCTCCGCCCGCCGGTTTGTGATAATAGCGCCAGCCCTGTGATGCCAGGTCTTCGCCGGATGCCAGCAGACTCATCAGGGTTCGGTTACTGACCGGGGCTTCCGCCTCTCTCTCCGGACCTTCACCGGAAGGTACGGTGGGCTTCACCATATCAGGCTGTTTTCCGGTAATGAATTCAGCGGTTCTCCCGGCGTGCACCAGAATCGCCGTTGCCAGACGGTCGGAAATAATCCCCCGGCGTGCCCAGGTGCTGAAATGGCTCGCCCTGTCCTGTGACGTCCAGGTGGCTGAGCTGTCACGCCATTTCGAACCGTAATACCCGATACCCGGAATGTCCGGGTCTTCTTCCGGTTTGTTCGTCGGCACATTCACCCCGTTCTCATCCGTCATGAACGGTACGAAATGGATATTCTTTTCCGTTTTGTTTTTATAACTGCCGTACACCGTCTGGTACGTGGATTCGTTCTTCTGCTTCCAGAAATACGTCGTGTCCCCGCATATCCAGGGAACACCGCCAGCAGAGCCACCAACGCACTGACCTGCCATATCCGCCAGGTCTGCACGGAATTTATCAACCAGCGCACCAAACTGTGCGGCGTGATTTACCGGCGTACCGCCAAAATCAAATTCCCCCTGCATCCACACCACGGCAAACAGCACATTTTTCGGGTTCTTCTTCAGTGCTGCTTTTGTTCGACCGATAAGGTCCTTATACAGCGGCTTGTCCACACCCCAGCGGGTTGAATTCTCCGAGGCACCACTCGCGTCACTGTATGTGCCATCAGCTCCGGTGGTGAACGCAGAGCCACCACGACAGCACGGAACCAGCAGAATGCCCGCATTCGCCGGTATAAACGGCAGCAGTTTTTTGGCGATATGCAGCCCCTGCCCCACGGTTCCGTACTGCCCCTTTGACAGGTCCGCTTTCGGATGGTTAAGGCGGCTCATGTCCTGCACATCATGCAGACAATGGTCCGCCGGAATGATGTCGTTATATTTACAGGCGACACCGCCCGGTGTCACCGTACTGCGGCGCGCCAGCTGCTTAATACGCGGCTCCGGACGGTCATATGTCTCCGGCAGCGGAAGACCTTCACCATACGACATACCGTTTGACTGCCCTGCCAGAACCACAACAAAGTAATACTCCGGGTCGCTGGTGGCGCTGATTACTGCACCTTCTCTACCTGTCGGCTTCACCACAACAGGTGTGCTCACATCACCTTCTGCGACAATCGCCTGAATAAGTGCTGCGCCATCATCCGTATACGAAGAAAACGGCCCGCCGTATGGTTGCCATCCTTCACGAATTTTTTGAGCAAGTGTATCAGCAAGGTCTGACGGCGATGCCGCCCTGACCACATCGTAGTGTTTAAATGTCATAACCTCTCCTGCCGCCAGCAAAGTAATTATCCGGAATACACAATCATGTAACACATAAAAAACACGCTATAAAAAAACCATGTCTCTTATATAACAAAAAAACGCCGACAATTTAAAATGCCCTCTTATTTTAAACAAAGAATAAACGACACCAGAAAAACAACTCAGGCTGACAGATTGCTTTCAAAACATCACCTATAATTTATGGCATCATTTAAAACCTTAAGAAAATAAGGAAAGCAAATGAACTGGATAGTGATTGATACGGTAATCCAGCCAGCATGTGACATATCATTTTCAGCCATATGGTGTAACATAAAATTAATATTATGGTATCAGTCTGATATCTTCCTCCCTCCGGGCTGTATTTTTACACCAACCCGGACAGGCGTAATACTCAATAATAAAGAGCTCCCCGTCACCATTTACAACGTGACCCCATTTAATAAAAACGTCTGGAATTTAATTAAAAGCAGCCAGGAATGCCCTGCAAACACAGGAAATATCACAGATAAGTGTTTTAATCATCGCTGCATTCTGGAAATATGCCCATACGGGCGAAAATAACAGAATCATTCAGATAAAAAGCCCCTCCGGAGAGGGGCTGACACTGCGTATCTGTATCATCATGTACATGGTGCCGGGTGCCTCCCGGTGAGTTCAGTCCGGTGTCCCTGAACCCGCGTATCTCGATCCAGGTTGTCGTCAGAGATGACACCTTATACACCAGTCGCCCCTCCGCACAGGGGGATTCACCATGCGAAATTTTTTTAACAAATGCTCAGTCTGACAGGCAACTGTCAACTGACTGAATTGTGACACAGATTACACTTGTTACCCACATACCACGAATCAGGTTATGCTTCAGTCATTATTAAACTGCACTTCAGCAAATCCGGAGCCTGATGCACAGGTACTGGACTTGATTGTGACTGTCATTCCTGTTAACTGTGCACTTTGCAGTAGCGGTTGCAGATTCCAGCGACTGGTCCAGTATTCTTTCCCGGCTACTTTTACTGTGAATGTATCGTTCTCATTATACTTGGAAAACTCAATTTTACCTTTAGCGCAATCCGCCGCCATTGCATTAACAGAAACTAATGCAAATAAAACCGCCATAAACATCTTCTTCATACTTAACTCCTTTATTCACCCGTTGTATATAAAGACTGTGACTTTCTGTTCAGAAACGCTGCTGCTGTATTACTTTCCCATAATGTATTGTTTATTTTTATAACGGGCCTGTCGCCAGTTATCTGACATTCTGGTTGACTCTCTTCATTCACGGCGCGAACAGAACGCGCCCCCTGATGATGGCAATTCAGTATAACGGCCACAGTACCCAGTATCGCTGATATATTATTAAAGGATATTCTCCCCACTCTGACACCATCCTCTCCCCGATACTCCGGAAGCACATTGCTGATTCGCCCCCAGTTCAGAGTGAGGTCCACGTCTCCCGGCGTCATCGTATACACAGGAGCAGTTTCAGACAGTGCCTGACGAAATTCTCTCTGTATCTGCCTGAAGCGTAAGGCTTCTGCTGTGACAGTGACAAAACGCAGAACTGCTCTGGATGCATCTCTGGTCATTGTATTACCACTGAACTCCATTAACGCCAGATATGATGAAACCAGTGAGTGACGACTGATTTGCATTCCGGAACGTTCCAGCGCTGCGACACGTTGCAGAGTGGTATAACTGCTGTCCGTTGTCATGGAAACCGTTGTCACACCGGGCACTGATATATGTGTAAAATCTGAAAAACGGTAGAAAGTATTTGTTGCCGTATTAACGAACCCGGCCACATATAAATTATTTTGCTCAATAATCAGACGAAGATGGTCAAAACGCGCCTGATAGACATCAAGCCCTCGTATATCCACAGCAAAATAACTGCCCGGCGGGGTGTGGTTAATAACAGACACCGATGTGGTCCCCTGAGATATATGTTCAAGAGGGGTCGATATCTCTGTCCGTATACTATTTAACGAAGAGACATAACTTTGTTGAGTCGAAAAGTCTATCGTAAATTCCCGGGAATAGGATACCGAAGAAAAACCCAGTAACAGGCACAGTACCCATTTAAATAATATACACTTCATATACAGGTGTTCCTTTTGGCTGAAGTAATCAGCACCAGACCCGGCGCAGATATAAAAAAGGCCCGCAAAAGCGAGCCTGGTAAATAAATATGGCGCGTTGTACTGGATTCGAACCAGTGACCGATTGCTTAGAAGGCAATTGCTCTGTCCGGCTGAGCTAACAACGCTGAATACCGATAATGGACCGCCATCGAGGACTCGAACCCCGCGCAGCCAGCTTCGAAGGCTGGCGCTCTATCCCGATGAGCTAATGGCGGTATGTGATATGGTGGCCCTTGCTGGATTTGAACCAGCGACCTGGCGATTATGAGTCGCTCGCTCTCACCACTGAGCTAAAGGGCCGGGCGCAGGATAATAACGGTACGTAACTAATCCTGCAATATCATCCGTTCTGACTGGCTAAATCCTGAACTTCCCTGACCGTCTGCTCAAAACGTTCAGTCTCCAGCTCAACGCCAGTTGCACGACGCCCCAGCGCCATCGCGGCTTTGACTGTCGAACCCGACCCCATGAAAAAATCTGCAACCAGGTCCCCCGGACGACTGCTCGCGCTGATTATCTGCTGCAGCATTTCTGCCGGTTTTTCGCACGGATGTTTCCCGGGATAGTACTGCACCGGTTTATGCGTCCACACATCCGTGTACGGCACCTGCGCCGTCACGCCAAAATACCGCCGCAGATGCTTATATTCACTCTGCAGTTCCGCATACTGCCGGTTCAGTGAAGTATACGTCTCCAGCAGCTGGTGGTGGGGCTTTTCCAGTTCACCGCGCTGATGCTTCTCTTCTGCCACCCGGGCAAACAGCGCCTGTAATTTCAGATAATCGCTTTCGTTCGGTAGCTGCCACTGACTGGCACTGAACCAGTGCGACACCATGTTTTTCTTTCCTGTGGCATCCACTATCTGTTTTGCCGTTATCCCCAGGGCAGCACGCGTATCACGAAAGTAAGCAATCAGCGGTGCCATCACATGCTGTTTCAGTGCCCTGCCCTTCGCCTCATACCCGGCATCTTTCGGACGATAGGGCCCCTGATAATGTTCCGCGAACAGAATGCGCTCTGTGGCGGGGAAATACGCCCTCAGGCTTTCCTTATTGCACCCGTTCCAGCGGCCGGACGGCTTTGCCCAGATAATATGGTTCAGTACACTGAAGCGTTCACGCATCATGATTTCGATATCAGATGCCAGGCGATGGCCACAGAACAGGTAAAGACTTCCGGCAGGTTTCAGCACCCGCCAGAACTGCGCCAGACACTGGTCCAGCCACTTCAGGTAATCATCGTCGCCCTTCCACTGGTTATCCCAGCCCTCAGGCTTCACTTTAAAGTACGGCGGGTCCGTGACTATCAGGTCAACAGAATTTTCGGGTAACGACCGGATAAATTCCAGGCAGTCGGCGTTGATTAACTCACAACTGGATATTTTTACAGTATTAAACATGGATCATTAAGCCTGTCTCTGATAGGCTCATTCTGCTTTTGCGCAAAGCAGTGGGCCTGAGGTTTGCTTGTGATCCAGACGCATGAGCAGATGGCTGGTGAGTGCCCCTAACACCCACCAGCCGCCCATTTACCACAAATAAAAAAGCCTTCAGGACTGAAGGCGTCTGTAACAACCGAACTGATAGTCTGCCAGACCCGCCATAACAAGCTGGGTCAGTATTAGCTGGCAGCGTTCGCGTGAAAGGTACGTATTCTGTGCAATCTCCCCGACAGTCGCCGGTTCGGTGACGCTTAATTCATTAAACACCACTCTGGCGGTTTCTGTCATATCCTGCTGTTTCAGCATGTCTTTTTCCCTTTTCCGGTTAACGTGACACACCAATAACTCTTGTCAAAAAAGCCAGCAAGCTGAAAGACCGGTATTCACAACCACCAGCGCGTTTACTGTACAGGACCGATTTCAGCCATAAAAAAACCCGCTCGCGGCGGGTTTAAGCTGTGTGGCGAAGTAACCACTCTTAACATACTGACATACTTTTTGCGGACCGCGCTAATCATTTTTTACTTTTTTAGCAGCCAGTCGTCCATCTCCAGTCTTACCCCCAGCACAGACAAACATCCGTCAATAAACCCTTCGGCTATCTGCATCTCAATTCGTATTGCTTTTTCGCTTTTCTTTCTCGTCCTGGCTATCTGTCTTTTTGATATTCGCAACAAATAATGAGCAATGAGAAGCGAATACTCCTCAGGTTTTTTCTGCTTCAGACGAGCAAGACAGTTTTCAATGATAAGTCCGTCATCATCGCAGCAGGCCGGACGTGGTTTAGTGGCAGATGGTAAAAGTCCTTTGAATCCGGCAGCGATCGGAGAATAGTCCACCCCGGTGTTACCACTTGCCGCCCATGCCCCCCAGCGTTCAAGAACCATCTGAATATCACGCATCAACTTTCTCCACAAAATCAGGACAGCACACCAATCGCCAGCGCGCGATCGATAAAACGAAATATCAGCTCCAGTTGGGAACCATACTTCTCTTCAAATGCCACGGTATCCGCATGCAGTTCGTCATGGTGTTTTCTGCACAAAGGCAACACAAAAAGGTCATGCGCTTTTGTACCCATTCCACCCTGACCATGACCAATCAGGTGATGCGGATCGTCGGCTGGCTTACCACAACATGCACACGGCTGCGTCTTAACCCAGCGCGTGTACTTTTCATTAACCCAGCGACGACGTTTGGGGCGTAACATAAAAGACTCCGGCGACTCCGGATCCACTTTCAGCGCCAGCACCTTTTTCGCTTTATCCTGGATAATGCTGGTGGCAGGAACCGAAGGCACAAGGTCACTCTCCCGGGTGACAGACGGCAAAACAGGCTTCGGTAATCTCAGGGCCTTACGGGCTGCACTTTCCGGTAAGGCATCCGCCAGGTCATTACGAACCAGCCACCAGCACAGTTCTGGCATTGTCACAACGTGACTGTCATCAAAACCAAGATCACGGCGCACAACAGACAACACCCAGCGGGCACAGTTATCCGTTGCCATTGATTCCAGCCGTTCCGTGAACTGATCGCGCAGCTGGTTATCGCAGTGCCAGCACAGACGGATTGCGCCCGGCGCGTGCCGCATTGTGGTCATGTTCTCGCTGTGCCATCCGGAATGAGGCCACTGACAGCCCTTTTCACGAAGTAACCAGCTTTCAAGACATTCCACGCCACCAGCACGACGAATAACTGCCTCATTGCGGAACACGGCCCGAACGGCAGGATCATCCGCTAACGGTTGTGATGCCGCCGGAACGGCACCACTGGCGAAAGATGAATAACGTTCCGGCTCAGGCTCCAGCAGGACACGCCCCTGCATAAACAAGGGCATCAGCTCTGAACCTGGCCTGAACAATACGATCCCCATACGCGGGGCAATTTCAGGGGTCAGTAGTGCTCTCACGGTCACCTCAATGAACGGTATCGAGCAGCTTTAACAGCTCAGGGAATCGGGATTCGAAGAAATGCGGCTGCGTCTCGCGTGGATTTGCAGGACTGGTGATGTTCTTGCCGAACATGCAGCCTTTCGCCGTCAGCGACCAGAATTTTTTGATGTTGTTAATCGCGGTACGGCTGTATCGTTCGCGTTGTTCAACGATCCCCAGCTTCACCATCTGGTGATATGCCTGATTAGCCGTCAGGCGGATACCATACTGTTTCAGCAGTGCACTCAGCGACAGCGTGGGGCGGCTTGAGCCATCAGGCGCATCAGCAGGAGCATCAATGGCATAGCGCGGTGCCAGATTCGGTAAGCCAACAGCCTCCTGAAGTTTCTGACAGGCTCCAAGCACTGAAGAGTTAGACAGATTTAACTCCCGGCGCATAAAGTCCAGCAGAATCACACCAGCCTGCATCTTGTCAGCAGCCTGTCCGGATAATTTTTCCGGTGCGCTGGTTACCATGTCGAAAGTACGGATCACCTTCAGATGGAATGACGGGCTGATCCACATTGCATAGGCATACACCAGTTCTTTGCAGACATACGTCCCCTGGTTATTTCCGCCACGAATAACGTTAACTGGCTCTATATTGACCGAGTTGCAAATCTGCAACTCGCTTATTAAACGCTCAGTTTGCTCATTGCGGAGCCAGAATGCAGGCTTATGCTTATCCAGAGAACCGGCAGCCCTGTGCAGATCGTTCAGGCTGTAACGACCATAAGCATCACGACGAACTTCAATACCATCAATGACCATCAGATTATTCATACTTCGTTTCTCCTCTTAATCAGGCGGCTGCACCCGCCGTTTTCTCGTACTTACTGATAGTGATCTCGACCTTCCCTTCCGGGATAACCGGTCCCCACTCCACCAGCATTCTTTTCACCTGACTGTCGTCTTCCCACACACCCGCGTGGGTCAGGGCGTCAAACAGCGCCTTGTTATAGTTGTCCAGATCGCGGATCCGGTTATCCGGAGGAAACAACACGATCTCCACTGAAGCAGGTGCCGACGTTGGTTTTGGCAGACGACGTAACTGCTCAACTATTGCTGCACACGCCGCGCTCTGGAATTTGCGCCCCGCCGCGCTTATCAGGCTCTTACCTGCAAACGCCCCTTTGTTGGGGTGTCGCCAGTACGTGTTCACGCTGGGCGGAAAAGGCAGGATCAGCTTCATACTTTCAGGTCCCTCTCATGTAACCAGTGGGTTGCACGCAGCCTTGCGTTTTCCTCACCGGCAAGCAGTGCGCGGATAATCCCGACCGCCTCGCTGTCGTCGTCCTTCACCGCGGTATGAAGCGTTATCCCCCGGGCCACGCCACGCTTTATCGTGATGACGCCTTTTTTCTCCAGTGCGCGAAGATGCTCTACCGCTGCATTCACTGAACGGTATCCCAGCATGGTTGCCACCTCCTGATTGGTTGGCGGAAAGCCACGCTCTTTCTGATAAGAAATCAGCATATCCAGCACCTGCTGCTGGCATTGAGTTAACGTCGTCATGCCGCCATCTCCCTGACCAGTTTTTCTGCCTGCTGGCGAACCTGCGCCAGAAACGCCTCACCACATGCCTCAAGTTCATCGCGCCCGATGTAGCTGATTGCCGGTCCCTTCCAGGTCTTATCGAAAACAGCAATAGCACCAGCGAAGAAAGCGCCTGTCGGCACCTGCTTCTCATCCTTCGGGATAAACCAGGCAGGCAGTTCAAAACCAATACGCCCGCGAATAAAAGCAATATGGTCCGCATCTTCCGGCCACCACACTTCGCTGGTGGCAGCTTTGATCAGGAAAACATAGCGCCCACCCTTATCACGCATGGCACTGGCATGCTTCATGATGTAACGCATGCCGGTGATGTATTGCCCCTCATGCTGACTGGCGCGGCTGTATGGGGGATTACCAAAGGCAGCACCTTTAAGCTCCGCAAGACGTTCTGACCAGTCATGCGCCAGCGCGTTGTCTTCCGCCGTGTAATACGCGGCACATTTGGCGTTATCACCGTCAGTGAACAGATCCAGAACAAACGGACCAAACAGAGTGTTAATTCCCCAGAAAATGTTATCCGGCGTGCGCCACTGATCGCCCACTTCCTTCAGTTCATGGGCTGGTTTGTTCCGCAGTTCCACCAGCTCCTGGCAATATTTATTACTCATTAAGCCCCCACGTAATTCCCTGACAGATACCACTCATCACCCGATACAGCGCGCTTGCTGCTTTTCCGTAAACACTGCTCACGACGCGCCAGAAAATTGTTTCGTTCTGGCTGGGAATGGCTTTCACGGAATGCCGCCATCCACACCGTTGCAGCACGACGGTATAAGCCCCTGGACTCCAGTTCTTCAGCCTGGCGGGTCAGGCACAAAATCTCCCGCGGGTCGTTAGTGCCGACATAGAAATTGCGCACAGGTCTGGTTTCACGAACTGGTTGCGGTTCCGCCTCCTGCGCTCTCTCAGTCAGGCGCGGGAAATGTCTGCATGTATCCCCTTCACAACGGTGAGCCACACGACCACTCTGACGTAACTTGCTTGCTGACTGCAGAACGCGCTGCCGTGAGTAACCTGCAAAAGCATCCGCAATGTCTCCGGAAGTACACCCCGGATGGGCTTCAATGAATTTCTGAACGTCATTCAAAAGACTCATAATCACCCCCTGAATCCTGCCGGGATCTGGCTGTAGTCCACGTTGTCGTAACTGGCTTTGAAGTACGGATCTTCGCGTTTTTCTGTGTACGTGCTGACGGACGGCGATAAGCGCAGGGAAAGCTCATCCCATTTTTCCCGCAGCTTCGACGGGCTGAGCACGTTACGGCACCAGAACGGATCGCGGCTGACGCGGCTGTACATCTCGCAGATTTGTTTGTGAGTACGACCATCCTGCACACACATCAGGCGAATTTCGTTTGCCCAGGCTGTCCAGTTCGGTTCTTTGGGACGAACCACCTCGCCGTCACATTCGGCAGCCTGCTCGTACAGGGCGATGATTTTTTTCCAGAGCCACTGTGCGCAGGTCAAATCATCCTGCGTCCCCCACTGGCGCTTTTTAGGGCTGAATACAACCGCATCAGGATGGCGAGTTAAAAAATCCTGTTCAGCCGTCTGCGTGTCCGGTTGCGAAGCGTCCGGACGAGAAGAGGTTTTATTCTCTGTAGTAATCTCTGTTGTATTCTCTGTAAGATCATTGGGCCATTTTGACCCGATGACAGCGTGTCGTTTTGAACCAATGGATCGTGTCATTTTGCGCGCATCCATCAGGTCACTTTGACCCGATGGAGAAGTGCATTTTGACCTGATGGATTCGTTCACTTTGACCTCTTCTAAAAGCTCACTTTCATAGTTGATCGTGTAGAAGTTGGTCATGTCACGCTTCGATTTATTGAGTTGCTCGCGACGCAAAACCCCAAGTGATTTCAGGCTTGCAAATGTGCGTTTCAGAGTGGACTCTGACCAGAACGGAAACTGCTCCAGCCACTGTTCTGTCGTGTTATAAACCCAGCGAATTCCGCCATGCTCAGTGCCTGAATTCGTTTCATTCAGCCAGTAATGAAGCTGCTGCAACACAATTGCCTCATTCAGACCAATACGGCATGCAAGATCACGATTTATCACAATGGGCTGGGATGTCATTAACAGGCTCATGCCGCACCTCCGAGATGCTTCATGTTTTTTCCGGAGCGAAAGGCTATAAGCGGCATACTGACGCGGTAATTACGGCCCAGCGGTTCACAAATCACCTTCTGACATTCACGGTCAACCAGGCTAACACGTAGAACATGCCCTGCAGGCGTGGTGTACCACTGACCCGGACGAGGACAACGGAAAGTCTGATTGGTAAAACGTTTGAAAATATTCCGGATCATTTGCGCCCCCTTGCCTCTGAAGGGTTCAGCGACAAATTTATGAGGCAGGCCAGCGCCGAAGCATCATTAATATAGTCATATAAGCTAACAGCCAGCGGAGATTCGGCTTTTGCCAACATAGGATAAAGCTGCTGCAGCCAGACCTGATGAATTGATGAAATGTAGGAACAGAGAACGCTGGCGTTATGTGCAACGTCGCTCGGTACAGCGGGCTTTGAAAGCTGTTTCTCCATCTGGTTAAAGGCATTGATGTATGCCTCTTTGAACCGGGCAGCACGTTTACCAGTGAAGCCCATAGCAAGAAACGCAAAGCCGTCGCGGGTTATTTGATAGCAAGGAAGTTTGCGAGTACCGCCGTTGGGCTGGCGTACCAAAATTGATGTCTCCGCAAAATTGCGGGCACAAAACTCTGGAGAACAATCCAAAATGCGGATCTTTTTCAGAACATCGTCATGACGTTTAGAGAAGAAGTCAGCAACAGCCAAAGAAGATGTAACAGCCTGACCATCAACGATGGCAATTTCAGGTTGAGAGAGGGTTGGGAGAGTAGTCATAGTGACAGCCCCGGTAGTCAGTTTTTTAGAAAACTCACCACATGGGACGCCAATCACAGAGGTGGTGAGACGTACAGGGTTGGCGTTACCGGAGACTACCGAACCCGGCCCGACCGAAGTCGGCCCTGTACGCCCCACCATAATTTGGGCGTAGCAATGCTCATGACACGAAAAAACCGCATGAGCGCGGTTATGCTCAGTAATCAATTTCAGGACGCCAATCCCGGCCCCCGCTTTATAAGGTGCCGGAACAGTGTAACGTCCCGGAATTGCAGAATCAATATGCTGGTAGCGAATCATGGACGCACCTCCTTGTCAGAACCATTCAGCCTGGAATCAACAAGTGCAGCACCAAAAACAGCATCACCTACACGGTCGTACAGTTTGCTGGCCAGCGGAGATTCAACGGCCTTAAGCATTGGATAAAGCTGGCTTGTCCAGATTTGATGGATTTCACGCAAATGCAGGTATACGCCTCTGGCGTTTCGTGCGACAGCTGACATATCAGACGCATCGGCACCTGATAAACTCTTCTCCATCAGGTTAAAGGCGTTGATGTATGCCTCTTTGAACCTGGCTGCACGTTTACCAGTGAAACCCATAGCAAGAAACGCAAAGCCGTCGCGGGTTATTTGATAGCAAGGTAGTTTGCGGCCTGTGCAATCGGTGTAATCACTCACTGAAAAATTGCGGGCAGTGAATGATGCGGAACATTCAAGCGTGCGGATCTTTTTCAGTACATCGTCATGACGTTTGGAGAAGAAGTTGGCAACAGCCAGGGATGAAGTAACAGCCTGACCATCAACGATGGCAATTTCAGGTTGAGTGAGGGTTGGGATCGTAGCCATGATGGCAGCCTCTTTGGTGATTTTTAATAACTCACCACCAAGGCTTCTCACGGCAATAGGTGGTGAGACGTACAGGGGTGAGAAACCGGTCACCAAAGAACCCGGCCCAACCGAAGTTGGCCCTGCACGCCCCACCATAATTTGGGCGTAATGCTGCTCATGACACAAAAAAACCGCAAGAGCGCGGTTGTGCGCTTTGGTGAATTCCGGGTTCTCACGCCCGGCACCCGCTTTATAAGGTGCCAGAACAGTGTAACGTCCCGGAATTGCAGAATCAATATGCTGGTGGTCCTTCACACTCAACAAAATCACGCCTGAATTTCCACAAAGGACTAAAGCACTCATGCGGGTAGTCTTTGCGAAGATAGATAACGCGCTGTGTTTCTGGCTCCCAACGAATAACATGAACATAAAGTCCTCTTCCGTCACGAAACCAGCGGTTAAGTTCCTGCACAACTCGCCCCCCACAGTCAGGTAAAGTTCTCTGTGGTTACTTACAGCCAGGTGATTTGGTAATCTGCATTCATGCCGTAACAACAGGTGTTCAGCGACGCTGACCACCAGCTGTTGCGACAAACGGTTATTTGCCGTTAAACTGTTCATGCGTTAGTTTCTCCACAGACACAAAACGCCACGACGCCCGGAGCTGCACACTCGCGGGCGTCACTCTTTTCTGGAGCGCAAAAGATTTTGTAGACCAGTGCTGCATGCTCCTGGAGCTTCGAAATTGAAAGATACAGTTCGTCGTTAATTGCTGTCTTCTCATGCGGTTCCACTACACCGTCTTCGATTGCTGAACGAATCTGTCTGGAATAACTGCCGATCTGTTCAATGACTTCCAGCAGACGCTGGTTAATATCGGCGTTGTCCACATCCTCGACGTCAGGAAGAGACACAAAGACGCCATTTGCTGACTGCGCCACAGCGTCAGCAATGAAGTGAGTTCCACCAGCACGTTGTAAAATCATTGCCCATCCCAGCGGGAAAATCTGATCGCCATCGGCACGAAGGCGATTGAATAAAGCGTTCTCTGTTACATCCAGCCACTCAGCTGCTTCAGCGTAACCACCCGGCAACGCCGCGATAGTTTTTCTGACAGCTTTCACGTACCACTCAGGCTGTTTTTCTACTTTCCAGTGATGCTTACCCACGGCTTACCTCCTTTTCCTGTGGTTTTAACTCATTCCGGTTTTGACTAGATTGAAAGCGAGCAGGATAGAGAATCTGCATTTCGCTGATTTCTCCCTTAAAAAAATTGGCCAGACGCTCTGCCAGATCGATAGATGGAATTTGTTCCAGTCTCTCAATACGACTCAGCGTCGCTGGATTAACCTGAACACCCGCAGCAACATGCTGCAAAGTAAATCCGTGCGACTTACGCACATTTCGTAATGGTGATTGCATATAACCTCCACATATTGCGCGATAAGCATATTATTTCACGCAAATATTTTGCGCAAGTTGATTTGCTTAACGCGCAATAAAGAAATGTAATAAACGCATGAACATAGGAAATCGAGTCAGACAACTTCGCCAGGCGAAGAACATGAAAATCGCCGATCTCGCTGAAGCAATAGGAGTGGATGCGGCGAATATCTCACGCCTGGAAACAGGTAAGCAGAAACAATTCACTGAACAAGCCCTGAGTAATATTGCCAGGAGCTTAGGTGTTGATATTGCAGATCTCTTTACCTCAGACTTCAAAAGTAATACTGTATGTAAAAACAGTACTGGTGAGGATGTTGCGCAGGTGAAGGATGTATTCCGTATTGAAATGCTGGATGTCAGTGCCAGTGCGGGAAATGGCCTTATCCAGGGCGGTGATGTCATTGATGTGATTCATGCCATTGAATACATAACTGATAATGCTGTATCGATGTTTGGAGGACGACCAGCCAATCACATTAAAGTTATCAACGTTCGTGGGGACAGTATGTGTCCAACCATTGAGCCAGGAGATCTCATCTTCGTTGATATCAGTATCAATCAGTTTGATGGGGATGGTATCTATGTGTTTGGTTTTGATGATAAAATTTATGTCAAACGACTGCAAATGATACCTGACAAACTACTGGTGATTTCTGATAACCAGATTTACCGTGAATGGGGAATTACCAGCGAAAACGAACACCGGTTTATGGTCTTTGGGAAGGTCTTAATCAGTCAGTCACAAACCCTTAAGCGACACAATTAACCCCGACCTCCTCATCAATTAGCCACCAGAAGGTGGCTTTTCATTACTCATCAAATTGCATATCTCGCAACAAAAATACTTGCATAATGCGCAACTTCATTTTATCTTTCTTTCCAGACCAACAAACAAGGTACTAACAAAATTTGGTTGTAACACGGCGTATGGCACATGCGTCGTTAGCGGTCTGGGGACGTTAAAGGGGACAATCCACTCCTTGCTCGGGCAAACAAACCAGGTAGCCGGAATGTGCAAGTCAATGATGATGCTGATAAGACGCCTAACCAGCGTGGCGATTCGGTTTGACGCCTGGGAAGAGACCAGGGTGCAACGATGAGGGCATTTATGGAGCCGCGACAAAGTGTGGTGCCGTAACTGGCTAAGTGCTCTCAGCGTTGTGGTGAAGGCGCAGGCTGATGCGCGAAAGACATTGCAGCTATTGCGGAAAAGAGCTGTTCGGCGGGGCAATTAAACGCCCGTGAGAGTCTGAAATAACCGCAAGCCGGAGATCAGCACCTGTCACCACAACAGCCACTGCTTTGGCGGTACCAGTTTGTACACTTGCTTCCGGCTGGTACCGCTCTTTTTACAAAACAGAGAAGAGCATCACCGGACGACGGGCTCATAACCCAATCCATCCGGGCGGCTGCCACCGCAGGTGTTCTTCTCTGTTTTGTGGAGAAACCAACCGACCTTGCAGGGTCGATATGATGAGGAGCAGCAAAATGGCTAGCGAACGCAGTACTGATGTGCAGGCATTTATCGGGGAGCTGGACGGCGGCGTATTTGAAACCAAAATCGGCGCAGTTCTCAGTGAAGTCGCTTCCGGTGTGATGAACACGAAAACCAAAGGTAAGGTCTCGCTCAACCTGGAAATCGAACCATTTGATGAGAACCGTGTGAAAATCAAACACAAACTCTCATATGTTCGCCCGACTAACCGCGGGAAAATTTCCGAAGAAGACACCACCGAAACGCCGATGTATGTCAATCGCGGTGGTCGCCTGACTATTCTGCAGGAAGACCAGGGACAATTACTGACTCTTGCCGGTGAACCTGACGGAAAACTCCGCGCAGCAGGTCATTAATATCGTTCTTAATTAACCGATTATTTATCTCATCACTGAATATCTTTATATAGTGAGGACTTATTATGTCTCAGAACTTAGACGCAACCGCAATTAATCAAATCCATGCCCTTATTTCTGCTCAGGGTGTTAATGAAATTATCAGTAAGATTGGTGCCGATGCTGTGGCATTGCCTGAGAATTTCCGCATTCATGATCTGGAAAAATTTAATTTAAATCGCTTCCGTTTCCGTGGTGCGCTTTCCACTGCCAGCATCGATGACTTTACCCGTTATTCTAAAGATCTTGCAGATGAAGGCACCCGCTGCTTTATCGATGCCGATAATATGCGAGCAGTCAGTGTGCTTAACCTGGGTACTATTGATGAACCAGGTCACGCAGATAACACCGCCACTCTCAAACTGAAAAAGACAGCACCGTTCTCTGCCCTGTTGTCTGTTAACGGCGAGCGTAACTCCCAGAAGTCACTGGCAGAATGGATTGAAGACTGGGCCGACTACCTTGTGGGCTTTGATGCTAATGGTGACGCTATTCAGGCAACAAAAGCGGCTGCGGCGGTCCGTAAAATCACGATTGAAGCAAACCAGACCGCTGATTTTGAAGATAATGACTTCAGCGGCAAACGCTCCCTGATGGAGTCTGTCGAAGCGAAGACCAAAGATATTATGCCAGTGGCATTTGAATTTAAATGCGTTCCGTTTGAAGGTCTGAAAGAACGTCCATTTAAATTACGCCTCAGCATTATCACTGGCGATCGTCCTGTACTGGTTCTGCGCATTATTCAGCTGGAAGCAGTGCAGGAAGAAATGGCTAACGAATTTCGTGATCTGCTTGTTGAGAAATTCAAAGACAGCAAAGTAGAAACCTTTATTGGTACTTTCACCGCCTGATTTCATTACTGCAAATGCCCCTGCGGGGGCATTTATGGAAACGTAGTTAACTCAATAATCGCCGGATGGTGAAGGCTTCCTTTTACCCGAATTCAGCGCGGTGCAGCGCATATAACGTGGAGAACAAAATGTCATTTATTAAAACTTTTTCCGGGAAGCATTTTTATTATGACAGGATAAATAAAGACAACATCGATATTAACGATATCGCGGTTTCCCTTTCAAATATCTGTCGCTTTGCCGGTCATCTTTCACACTTCTACAGCGTCGCCCAACATGCGGTGCTTTGCAGCCAGCTGGTGCCGCAGGAATTTGCTTTTGAAGCGTTAATGCATGATGCAACAGAAGCGTATTGCCAGGACATCCCCGCGCCACTGAAACGCCTTCTTCCTGACTATAAACGGATGGAAGAAAAAATAGACGCCGTAATCCGTGAGAAATACGGGTTACCCCAGGTTATGAGTACGCCCGTGAAATATGCCGATCTCATCATGCTGGCAACCGAACGCCGTGATCTCGGGCTTGATGATGGCTCTTTCTGGCCTGTACTGGAAGGCATCCCGGCAACAGAGATGTTCAACGTGATTCCACTGGCACCGGGCCATGCCTACGGGATGTTTATGGAACGCTTCAACGAGTTATCGGAATTACGCAAATGTGCATAACTCATGTAGTTAGTTTTTCTGGCGGGAGAACATCTGCATATCTTGTTCACCTGATGGAAGAACAAAGAAAGGCTGGCAATAACGTCTGCTACATCTTTATGGATACCTGTTGCGAACATCCGCTGACATACCGCTTTATTCGGGAGGTTGTGAAGTTCTGGGGCATACCGCTAACTGTGTTGCAGGTCGATATAAATCCAGAGCTTGGGCAGCCAAATGGTTATACGGAATGGGAACCAAAGGATATTCAGACACGAATGCCGGTGCTTAAACCGTTTATGGACATGGTAAAAAAATATGGCACGCCATACATCGGCGGCGCGTTCTGCACTGACAGATTAAAACTCACCCCCTTCACAAAATACTGCGATGACCATTTCGGACGAGGGAATTACATCACATGGCTGGGTATTCGTGCAGACGAACCTCGTAGGCTGAAACCGAAATCGGGCGTCCGGTATCTTGCCGAGCTATCTGATTTTGATAAGTCGGATGTTATCCGGTGGTGGCATAAACAACCTTTTGATTTGCAAATCCCGGAGCACCTCGGGAACTGTGTTTTCTGCATCAAAAAGTCCACGCAAAAGCTGGGGCTTGCATGTAAAGACGAACCTGGTCTGATGCGAGTTTTTAATGAGCTGGTTACAGGTAAACACGTCCGGGATGGTCACCGAAAGACAAATAAAGACGTTATGTACCGTGGTCATCTGAGCCTTGACGGGATTGCCAGAATGTATGCCGACAGCGACTACAGAAATTTGTATCAGGCGATGGTGCAAGCCAGGCGATTCGATACCGGCTCGTGTTCAGAGTCATGTGAAATCTGGGGTGATCAATTGGAATTGAAATTCGAAGAGGTGGTGGCATGACAATCGTAAAAACCCATACCGGCATTGTGATCACCAAAGACGGCCCGCAGGTAAAAAAACTTCACCAGACAGAGCGGATGTGGGTCGTCGGCAAAAACGAGTTTTACCACAAAGAAACCGGACGCCGCCACTTTGCAGAAAATACGCGCCGCCGACTACTGATCGACACCATCAAGCCTATCGAGGTGAAGCATGTTTAAACAGAACGAAAAATCTATCGCTCAAATTGCTGAGTATATCCCGCGTGCGTGCCGGGGTATGCAGTTGCAGGAAGCCAAAGCGCGCCTGGAGAAAAAAATTGCGCTCTATATCGATGACGGCTGTGATGCTGCCGTTCTTAACGCGGCGTTCGCGCCAGCTCTTAACAGTCATACGCGGGAGTCTTTTTTTTCGCGCATCGCAGCGCAGATCCGTAAAGGAGGCAACCAGTGAGCAATTATCTGTACTGGTCTGGCTTAGTGGCTAACATTGCGCTCATGTTGTTCGTGGCTCTTTGCATCTGGGTTTGGTTTATCTGGCCTTTTGTAGAGGCCATGAGCATAACTCGGTGCTTTATTTGCGCATCAAAGACTTATGGATGCAAACCAACTGTAAGAGCAATTATCAGAACTTTAAAATACTGGTATCTGGATTTGCTTTTCGGCAGGGGCTGGACGCGAATTAGTAACCGCCAGTTTGAATGGGAAGGCGTCGGTAACTGGCGAATTCACAGCAGCAAAGAAACGCAGGAGGTGAAGTAATGGGGAAAAATAAGGATGCACCAATCGTTTCCATTGGCGCGGTGTTCTTCACCCCAGAAACCGGAGACATCGGACAAGAATTCTATACGGTTGTCAGCCTGGAAAGTGCTATGGAGCAAGGGGCCACACCTGACGGCGATACCATCCTGTGGTGGTTGAAACAGAGCCCTGAAGCACGAGCTGCAATCTGTATTGATGATACTTTGTCGATCAGCGATGCACTCTCTGAACTGAGCCATTTCATTAATCAGCATGCAGACAATACAAAATATTTAAAAGTCTGGGGTAACGGGGCCACCTTCGACAACGTAATTTTACGTGGAGCTTATGAGCGAGCAGGACAAATCTGCCCGTGGGCATACTGGAATGACCACGATGTACGCACGATCGTTACGCTTGGGCGTTCCATCGGATTCGACCCCAAAATGGACATGCCTTTCGATGGCGAACGGCACAACGCCCTGGCCGATGCCCGTCATCAGGCAAAATATGTTTCCGCTATCTGGCAGAAATTAATTCCTGCCACCAGCACAGAATTATGATTTTCCCGGGTGCAGCCGGTTTTGATGGAGAAAATTATGAACACCTTGTTTTTACTGATGGCTGAATTCAATACCCCTAACATTGAACTCTCAGCAGTTAGCCAAAAGTTCTTTGGCATGAGTCCAGCCACGGCAGAAGCAAAAGCAAACGCTTGTAAGTTGCCCGTTCCAACATATCGCATCGGCACATCACAAAAAGCAAAACGTTGCATCAATATTCAGGATCTTGCGGAATACATAGACAAAAGGCGAGAAGAAGGACGAGCTGAGTGGGAAAAGGTCAGAACGGATAAACAAAAATATAACTAAACTAAGACCATGAATAACCCGTGTATATACGGGTTATTTTTCTTTATCGCCATCTTTTCTAGATTTGAACAATCCACTAACAACGAAGCCAACCAAACCAACAATACTAATTGTACTTGTTCCCAGTAATGCAACGATTGCTTCAACTGGCGGCTTTCCTTCATGAGCAATAAGAAATGATACAAACATTCCGGCTACAAATAAGCACCAACACGACATAAACCAAACCGTGAATGAGGCCATTTTTGTCCGAAGCTCATTGTCTATTTCTTTACCAGTTGCGTCAGCTATCTTATCCCGTACTTGTGACTTGAGCATATCAAGCTGAGCTTGAAGACTGTCCATTCTGTTCTGCTGCATAAACTCATGCAATGCACCAGTATTAGAACCAAACTCTTCTTCCTCCAGAATAGCCTTATTTTCTGAAGAAGAATCATCATCGCTCTCATGATTAGACGGCTCAAATGCGGATTCAAAAACCTGCTCTTGACTGTCAGTAGAGTTTAAGGATGCTTCAGAGCGACCATTTTCAACACCTGCGGCCGCTCCGATCAGTTTATAGATATCTGAATTATGAGACATGTCATCCCTGAATATTACTTTTTCAGAGGCCCTGACATTGCTGTCGGTTATTCAATAAATCATGATAATAAGCCTTGATCGCATCATTTGAGATGATCGACGAGCCAATACCATTATAAGCTTGTGACCAAGGCGTACCTGGCATATGAGTTAGAGTTGATAACTCAATTCCATTTTTCGAGCCGTAAAACTTATAAACAGCCCCTATAATGCTCTCTGCTTGAGGATCCATAGTAACGATGCCACCAAAAGGAGCTACTGCTACATTCGTAACAGGTTTATTCCCATAATCTTTGAAAGCATCGTACATTCCAGGAATAACTGGACCGTACTTCCACGCGGAGACACATTCATTGAGCAAAGGCTTACCTGTTAATGCTAAATAGTAACCATGGGCAATATAAGTAAGCTTCTGCAGTTGCATGTGGGTCAGAGGATTATGATGTTGGTTTCCCAACGTTATGAATTTATTGGCTATTTGTACCGGACTGTACATAACCACCCTCCTCATTACACTGAATGTGCAAACAGTATCATCACTGTTATCTCAACCTAACACGAACAAAAAAGTTTTGGAAGATTGCAAGAGCAAATCACTGTGTTTATAACCAGCAAATGACTGTACATATACACAGGTTACAAATTGGTGGCGAATTATACCTGCAGAAGTTGCGATGTCAACAAAGCGACCATCACAGTGTTTTGCATCTCACACTGTTATGACAAAAAATCTTTTGATAGGTTCCCAATAGGCTCCCACAAAACACATAACCAATTGTTTTTCAAAAACGATACATCCTATCGAGCATTGGTGCAACGCTAAACCGACCACTCCAGTGAACGTCAGTTTTTTCAGGCATTGCGCTGGTTTGGTTGATTTTTTGCATTTCAGAATTACCGTGCATTTTCAAATGTAGAGATTATTTTATCGATATATCATTGGGTTATGTTATTCAGCATCACTGTTCAGGAGGCTCAATAGCGGGGTACTATACCATAACAACAGGAAGCGCCTGTCTCATTGCAAAAGAAAATTGAGATCAAATCAAGGCATGAAGCTCTCACGAAGTGATGGAAATAATCTTATTAGCCGTTAGCCTTGTTAAGGACAATGATAAACAATCCAGGTTCGACGATAAATAAAAAATCACACATTAAACTCCGGTGATATCTCTTCCTGCTAATGGCACTGATAGAAGAAAAAAGAACCCAATAAGTATTAGGTTCTTTTATGTAATGCCTTCCATACCATCGAAGAACTTCACATATTATTTCGCCGATTTAACCCCGAACAAATCATAAATTAAATTAGAAGTATCTGTAAGTATTTTAATCTTTTCCTTTGAGTTTGGGTCAAACGACTTAGCAAAGTCAATTAATTTCGGTGCAGCATCTCGCATTTTGCTTAAAATATCAGGTTCGAGCTTTCCTTCATTCACCAGAAGTGACATTTTATCCAGATAGTCATCAAATTTCAT